TGTGCAGCTTGAAATTGCGTGGTACTATGCATAAATTACTGTATGAAAGACACTCGAAAATTCCCATGAACTCGGCTCGATTGTTAACAATTCACTGGAACATGACGACTGTACGTTACTGTATCACGCTCACAATTCCCTTACTGCATCACTCAAAATTCCCCAATGCATACATACATACTCACATGGCACACTACATAATACACTCAAATATTCCATCAAATACACTCTATACTATACTGTTTTATCAAAAATCACCCAATATACTACTAATTGACCTCTCAGATTGTACTGTATTACATTCTACACTACATACTAATGCAATTGTATTACTACACACTAACTACTCTTATACGTACTGTTAGACACTTTATATTACATCCTACGTATTACACGTTACTTATTAACTGGTAATTGATAACCTTACAATGTATCAATGTACTATGTTATCTTATCTCATTGTACACTCATACACTATTGCATTGTGTACTCATTGCATACTACTACACACTACTACTATACATACACACATACTATACACATACACACTGTACACACATGCATACGCACTCACACTACACTACATACACATACGCATACTACTACACTATATACGCGCTTACATATAGTACATATACAGTACATACCATAGCCTATATATATCAGCTGTATATATCGCGGTTGTTATGGTTATGGTATATAGGGAACATGGTACATATGGTACACATGGTACATATAGTAGGTATGGATATATAGGTACATATACCGCATATGATAAGCCTTATATATAGCAACATATATAACAGTACATACGCGCCTATATACGTACATCCTACATATAGTAACCTATTTGTATTACTCTATATCTAAACGCTGTATATGAGCTAATACAGTACGTTATACAATGCGTACAATACATTACATCATACACTATACACATACATACTATACAAGGCGCTATATATACGGCCATATATAAGCATACATATACAACAACCCATATAGAAGGACATATACAACAAGTGCATATACAAGTACATATAAGAGGGCTTATATATAAGGCGCTATATAGAAGGGCTTATATACAGTAACTAATTCTATTTTTGATATTATGAATTTTAAGGTTGATATTAATTATTTGCGTTATGATCCGGTTTCTAATTATCTATATTATTAAATTACAATATAAAAATAATACGCGATCCATCCATAATTTTTTCAAGGTATGATCCTAATATATTTACATATTACAATTTAATTATATATGAAAATCTAAATATTTAAATTAGAACAATTGTTCGATTTTTCATTTTGAAAATATTTTTTATAATTTCTTCTTGAGTATGAAAATAATTTTTGGATCGGGATGTGAAAAATGAAAATTGATAATCTTATGATCCGGTTTGTAAAAATAAAAAAACCAACTGCATTTAGCAATTGGTCTTCTATAGAAACTCTATTCACTTTTATTACCTTCTTTCTTTGAACAATTGATACAAACTGTAATTCCTCTTTTCTCAATATAAATTGTTTTACATTCTGTTATTTCTTTTTCAGTGAAGAACATTCCGCAATCTTCACAATAAATATCACTAATTTCATTTTCCTCTTTGATATCTAATTCGATTCTAAATTGATTATCTTTAATCGGTACGTTGAAATATTCGATATTGTTATCAACTAAGTACGCTGTAATTAACTGCATTTCGTTATGATTAGCATAAACCTTTCCATCTTCTAATAATGCTTTTAATTTACTTCTCATTTTGCTATTTCTCCTTTTGCTTTTAATAAAATGTATTCAGCAATTTTTAACATCGTTTCTTCATCAGTATTAACCGCAAAACCTCTATTAGTTTCATTGCAATATACACCAATGTAAGCCTCTCCATCTTCATATAAATCAAAGCGAATTGTACTTTCTTCATTCTTGCATGTTAATTCAGGCATTTTATTTTCCTCCTTTATATAATAAATTTTCATGTGTTGATAATTCTAATGTATCTGTATAAATGTATTCATTTAAGAAATTTTCAAGGCTTTCGTATTCCCAATCATTAGTTATAAAAGCGATTAATTTCTCTTTATCGAATTCAATAGTTTTGTTATCCTCTACGTATAACTTAATTACATTTTTCATTTTGTTATTCCCTCCACTATCCAGCTTGAGTATAAATGTAGCAAACAGAAACCTGCAATTATTAGAGTTAATACTTTTAATGAACCTCTCATTATTCATACATCCCTTCTTTTTCTTTATATTCTTCCCACCACTCGTTGTATTCTTCTTGAACGTCTGAAATATCAGGTGTTAATAAAACACGTTGTAACAAATCTACAATATCGAAATTGTGGCTTACATCCTCCATTACTGTATAATCTTCACTATAAGCAACCATAACAGCGGTATAATCTTCTTGTAATTCTAAACGGAATAGAGAACCTCCATTGTCGTAACCTTCGAATACTAAAAATTCATTTGTTTCGAACTCGTAACCTTTCCAATTACCTTCTTTATTTTCGTATTTTCGAATGAATTTAACACCTAACAATTCATTATCAATAATCATATTATCACTTACTAAAACATCACCGTAATCGTTATATTTTAATTCTTGTGTCATTTTGAACACTCCTTCTCATTCGCTTCTATATTGTTTGTAAGCTTACATTTATTACATTTAATACTAATGCTACCCTTAATCATGAAACCCTTAAATAATAGCTTCCTGCACATCTGACAACGATATTCTTTCATTACTCGTTACCGCCTTCATAAAATTCTTTAGGTACAAACGAACCGTCCTCGGTTTGAATATAATCAGGATTATCTTTGTTTTGGTCATTTTCAGCGTTATAATTGAACGAATCTTCATATTCGTCAAACGTACCTACTTTAACAACTTTAGTAATATTGTCGTGTATATCATCCTCAAACGTTACATTTACAATATCGCCTTTCTTGTGGTTATCCCTTTCCAGTACGACAGTATTTTCTATTTCATCATTATCAACACCAAGGATATATTTGCTTTCGTCAATCTCAATATTAAAATCTTTAGCATCAACTAATTTATATTGGTGAGTTAAAGTATTATCGTAAACAACATCAATTGTTGTATCATGGTCAAAGGTAACTATTACTGGTTCACCTACTTCTAATTGTTCGAAATCAATACTAAATTCATTTTTACTAATATAGTACGTGTCATTCTCATTGTAACGGTTGACAACATCAGCGCCTTCACTATCTAATTTTGTAATTTTAAAATACTGACTAAATACGTTACGTTGACTGCTTTCAATTTGATTTAACTTTGTTTCCGCTTGTACTTGAGGTTGCTCACTTTCAACATTTCCAGCAATATAACCAACAGTCAATAACCCAACAGTTAACGCAACTTTTTTAATTGTACTAAATATTTTTTTCATTTTAATTTCCTCCAATTTGTTTTTGTTTTAGTTTTGATAAAGCATATTATTAAGGTTGTAACACGTTACTATTTCCGCGTTCTGATATTGATAGTTATAAGTATTTTCAATATATTCAATTACTGTTTTCTTTCTTAAATCCTTTTCTTCAATGTAATACTTATTATCTTTTCCGAAAGCGATTAATTCATCGTTATAGAAAATATAATGTCTGTCGCCTGAAGTGTCATTCATCGCGGTAATTGTATTGCTGTATTTATTTATTTTCATTGTCGTTTCCTCCAATTCTATTTTATTATTAAATGAAATATTTTCCGTTTGGATGTGGTTCACTTGTATCCATTTTTTCGATACCTAAAACGATTTTTCTTTTGCTTTCATCTAACGTTTCATACAATGATGTCACAATTTCATCTAACGTAGCGTTATATTGTAAGAATTTATGTTCGTATCCTGTTCCGCTTTTCTTATTTGCTTTATGGCGCGTTCCGAATTTGAAACCTTTGTAATAATTAGGATTTTCATAATTATAACCGTAGACAGGTATTTCAAAATAAGCGCGGTAACCTTCTGAATTTTCAACGTTGAAATAATTATCACCGACAGTTACAACTTGTAAATCTGTTAAATTTTCTTGTACATGCGTTAAGATTTGTGTGAATGTTGGCGTTTCGATTTCTTCAGTTGCCGCAACTTCGTTATTTTCGAATATTTCTGTTGCTGGTGTTTCTTCTACTACTGGTGTTTCCTCATTTAAAACTTCATTCCACATTAACTTATTTAAAACTTCTAAAAGTTGTTCTTTTTTCAAACGTTTACTAGCTTTTTCTAATTCGTTTTCGTGAAGAAGATTTCTGAAATTATCAGCCTTTAATGATGATTTTGTCATCCTTAATACAGTAATGAAAACCGTGTTGCTATTGAAAAACTTTTTAATTTCTTTAACGATTTCTAATTTGTTCATTTTGATAACCACCTTTTAATTTTTTGTATTTCTTAACTGCCCTCATTGTATCATGTGCAACATAACTTTTGCAAGTGTTTAATTTAATTATTTTTCATGCATTCATGTAAACCGACTGGCGTTTCCTCTACAAAGAAGTAAGGTTCATCATTTCCGCTTTCATCGTTATAATTTTCTTTTTGTTTTGATACGAAGAATATTTTTTCGCCGTTTTCTTCATAATAACCGAAAATATCGTCATAATGATAATGTAGTATTTCTATAACTTGTGCACCTGTTCCGTTTACAGCATCATAAGCAGTTACGTTTGATTCTCCTTTTTTAAAACGTTGCCATGCATCGAAAATGATGTTGTTTTTGATATCGAAAGCTAAACCGTTTAAATCATGGTCATTAGTAACTTCTAAATCATGTTTGATATCACTTTCAGAATTTTGAACCTTTTCAACTGTTTCAATTGCATTTGTTAATACCTCTAACGCGTTTAACTCAACTTCAGAACATTTAATGTAATCCATTATAATTCCACCTTTTCAATTTAATTTGTTGTTTCTTTAACCTGCAATCAGTTTACCATGCAACATAACTTTTTGTAAAGTGTTATTTTTAATCTTTTTTAATATGTTGTTTTGTTATGTTGCGTTGTTGTTACCTAGTATATTACGCCTATGTTTTTAATATGTCAAAGGTTTTCTTAATTATTTTTAAAAAAGTTAAAGTTGCGTTTTTTCTCTATAATAGAAGAAACACGACTTTTTAAATAAAATTCGTTGGTATCACTGGTTTTAGTTGCATTTTGTTGTTTTATTTCATATAATGATTACTAATCAAAGCAACAAAATATAGGAGTGAGTACCTTTAGAGTACCGATAGATATAATTGTCATTGCGACAGTTATATTTGTTGGTACTCTTTTTTGTTGTCTTGTAACTTTAAAAAAATGAAGGTTTCAAGGCTTATTTTAACTTTAACTTTTATAGTTAAGAAAAAATTCTTGTGTCCTGATTTCAAATTCTCTATGAAAAGTCGGTTTGACGTTAACAGCCGAGCCTTCGTCAATGTCAAAGCGCTTCAACTAACCTTGGATCATGAATTAATTCAGGTATGATCCAAGTGAAATCTCTATCAAAAGTTAAGGTTATGTTAACAGCGAAGGTTTAACCAACCTCAAAGCGCTAATAAAATTAATTCTAACGTATCTATCTAGCTGGTAGGTGCGTTTTATTTTGTTCAGAATACAAATGTGTGTACAAAAAGAAAAACGCCCACAAAGGACGTTTAGAGGTTTAATAATGATAATAACTTTCTTAACACTTCTGTTTCTGAACAAAGAATGGTTCTTTCTTTAACTTCCATTTTCTCAGGATAATATCCATCGTATGATGTCATTAATTCTTCAGACTGTTGTTTGTTCAAGGATATATTAAGTACATTTGGTATAGTTTCAACATAAACAACACTAAAGAAATTTTCATCCAAGGTATCAATCATACAATCGACAAACGTTTCGTCCTTCCAAGTTTCTTCTCCTTTGAACTCCCAATTCCAAACGTGGTCAATGAAATATTCAACGAAAATTTTATAATCAGTTCTAATCCATTGCGGAAATTGTTCTTTCGTAACTTTCATTTTTGGGTTGCCGTGGTGGAAAATCTTTTTGACCGCGTTCGGATAAAATTTTGGATCAACGAACATTTCTTTATACTCAACCAACTCGTAAACTTTCAGAAATCCATTCTCGCTCAAATTTGACATCATGGTTTTCAGGGTTGAAACTTCTTCTTCAGTGAAAGTATCGTGTTTATCTGATAACCTTGATATTTCGCCTAAATGTCCATTTTCATCAGATTTTGCTGGTGAAAACCTTTTTAATATTATAGTATGATCGGTGTTATACATAAATTTCATCCTTTCAAATTTAAAATCTTGATTTTTTTCGTTTGTTATAAAAAAGATATTTCTAAAGTTTTATTGCTACATGATACCACGTCATTTATAACAAGTATTTTAGCTTCAACAACAAGACCTCTTGTATATTCTTTTCCGAAAATCATAGTTGTATTTTCATGCGGATTATCCAAAAGTTCAAATACAGTATTAAATTTAATTTTACCATTTTCTTTAATTATTTCTCTTATCTTATCACCTTTATTTAACTTTGATGGTTCAATTTTAATTTCTTGATTATTTTCGATTAGATAAATTTCTTTAGTACTCAACTTTGAAACGCCCCCTCTATTTCAAATCGTAAACTTCAATTTTATTCATTCTAAAATCGTTCATTTGTAGATAAAATCGTTTTCCTGTTTCGCTTTCTAATCTCAAAAGTTTATTTATGGTATCGTCATCGAAATTTGACATCTTGGTTAAAAGTACCACATGATGAATCGCGGCCATAAATTCAATTGGCAACTTCCTTTCAAAAATGTCAATTGATTGGAGTATATCTTCTGAAGAACAATATCTAAAATTAGAAAACATGTGCGGTATTTTCATTTCATCAAGAACTAAAACTCCACCTTGACCAACTTGTAGTAATAAACCTCTTGTGATTGATGATTTGCCCGATTTACCAACTATAACTTTCATTTCTTTTTACCACCTTTCTTAATTTGTTTATTTATGAAAGCTTCTTTAATTTTACGATCCCATTTAGAATTTGCTTTTGTCATTAATTGTTTGTTTCTATCTTTACGTTGAAATCTAAGATTCATCAAACTTCCTCCTTTCTTAACTTAACCGCGAATAACTCAACTAATCCAACTGTAATAAAAGGCGAGAATAATCCACAAACTAAAATTAAATCACTGAATAACATTTTTAAGAATTCCATTCAAATCGCCCTCCTATAAATATAAACAACCAGTATAATTAGCATTGTAACTTTCGTTATAACGTCCTAACACGTAATCAGGTCTTCGTTGGTCCGGTTGTGGACATACAGCAAGTATTCTCCATCCTTCATCAAGAATGTTTTGTAACTCTTCTGTACATTTATCTGTAGTATATGCAAGTTGATTAATATTTAACAGTCCTAAATTACCTATGTGTACATCACAACGATTATTAAATTCAACTTTTTCATTAAATGAAGCTAAAGCATTGTTAAACTTTTCAACAGCACTATTCATAAAGTCCATCATATTAGAAAGTTGAGTGTCATTCGTTTGCATTGTTCCGCGTAACTTAATTTTTAAACTTGGAAATTTCATTAAAAACGATGTCAATTCAACTATATATTCTTGATAAGTTTCAAGTTTAACCATATCTGTTTTAACTACTAATTTTTTATTGCTATCTTCAGTTTCTTTTTCGTCATATGTGCAATACCAACTGTCGAAAGTTGTTATTTCTCCATCCGTAACTCTTTTTACAGCTTCTTCCACTTTAATTGTATCACATATAAATTCTTCAATTATTTTTAATTCCTCTTTAGTTATAAATTGTCTTTCTTCAAAATTAATACGTGCAAACATTTTATTTTCCCCCTTTTGATTTCTTCTTATTAACTTTATTGATTTCTTGGTGTAAGTTTTCTATGTATTCTTTGATGTATTCCCTAGTTACAGGACTTACACAATCTCTATCTAAAATGTTGAATATTTCTCTTTTCTTAGACATTAATTATCCCTCCATTTATTTATGTAAAGGAAGGAGCTTAAAGCCCCATTCCCTGTAAATATGCTTTCATTTGTTCTTTTGTTGGTTTGGCCATTTCTTGATCCAACATCTTTTTAAGTTTAGCAATACGATTTGTTAAGTCGTTTACGCGTTCTGTATTGCGGAATAAATTTTCGAACTTGTCCACTTCTTTTGAATCATATTTAATTTCGCTTTTTACAACGTATTCTTCTTTTGTAGATTCAAAGATTAGGTAATCGAATAGTTTTTGTTTATCTTCAAAGTCGTACCATTTCAACCAATCTGTCAAACCTTGAATTGATAAGAATACTTGTTGGGCATCAATACCGTGTGAACCATCGCTATTAATGCGATGTGTTTTTACTTTTACTTTATCTTGCGGTTTAGCATCTTCATATTGATTCTTGTCATACTTTGTAACTCGTTTAATATCAGCAGCGCAAAAGAAGTAACGTCCTCCTTGATTAACAGCGCGAATAATTTCACCTTCATATACCATTTCTAAAGTATCTGTTTTCGTCATGTTTTCATAACCTCTTTCATATAATGTATGTTACGAACTTATAATACCAGTTATGTTTAATAGATGTCAACATAATTTTTTCTAGAATTCAATTACAGTAGTTCCCTTTCCAGTAGAATAGGTTTCTTTTATAAATGTGACTATTCATTGGTAAGGGACATTTGCAGATTAATAAATTACTAGCGATGCAATTTACACGAAAGTGTTAATCTTCTTTAAAAATAATTCTTTAAAATATATTCTTTAATAAGGAGGTATCTCGTACCGCTCAAATGGTGTTTTGATAGGTATGTCGTACCGCTCATGTGCTGTTTTGTACGGTATCTCGTACCGCACTACTTTTTATTATATATGTGTATGGCCTTTTCTTATTTTCCTTATGTCTTTCAATCAAACCTTTTTCTTCTAAAGAAGGAATTACACTCTTTCTTAACTTCGCTTCAGATATATGCAGCAGCTCAGATAGTCTTTTGAAATCTATTGTATAGAATAAAGAATCACCGCGATATGGATTAGAGAATGATTTCCTAAATAAGAAGCGAAATACTTTTTCCTCATACGGATCACATTCTAATAGTAAATAATCTTCTAATTCCATTCTGTACCTCATATGGTGAACGTCATTCTCGTATATCCATTTAGCATCATTCTTTCCTATAGAAGACATTTTTTCGTACCAGTTCATTTTTAGTCCTCCTTTTGATAGGTACAATATACCTCACAAATAAAATTAAAGTCAACATAACTTTTTAAAATTAACTATTGCACATAACTTTTTAACATGTTAAGATTTAACTGTAATAAACGAAGGAGGAATTGAATATGAATGAAGGTTACGATAAAATTGTTGAAGCAGAAACGCAAAACTTTAGAAAGTTATGGTTTTTGGATCGTTATTTAGAAAATCATGATGGTTACATTGCTGGTGGTTGTTTCAAAAACATCTTTAATGGAGAACCAGTTAAGGATATCGACATTTTCTTTAGAGATAGAAGTGAATTCGATAGAGCAAAACGATTTTATGAAAGAAATGAAGATTTCGCACTAGCTTATGATAATGATAAAACAATAGCTTTTAGGGATTTAAAATCGACTTCAGGCATAGTTATAGAGTTAATTAAGAAGACATTTGGCGAACCAATTGAAATGATTGAAGCGTTTGACTTCAGCATAACTAAGTTTGCTTATTACATGGAAGAAACGCCATTTGATAATGACGAAGATGAAGATGATGATGGAACTTATATGAAGAATAAAATCGCTTATCACAAGGATTTCTTCGAACATTTAACTATGAAACGTTTAGTTATCGATAACAAGCTGGATCATCCGTTAAATACGTTAAATCGTTCGTGGCGATATGCTGGTTACGGTTATGGTTTATGTCGAGAAAGCAAAGAAAGACTTGTAGAAGCGCTTCATGGTGTTCCAACAAGAGAAATTGATTTCGGCAAAGACTTTTATGATGGAGTGGATTGATAAAATGAGAGATAGTTATTTAGTTACAGATATTGGCGAACAACGAGAATTTAAAATGAAAGTTAATGAATGGAAGGAGGAATTTGAATTGGAGTATTGGCAAGCTGATTTACAATTAAAAATAAATGAAGTCACTCGTAAATTTAGTGAATGGATTGATAATACAATCTATGAATTAATGAAAATGGTTAATGCTGAAAACTTATATGATTTGCAAAAAGCTGGTTACGAAATCAAAATAGAATATGTGGCTGGTACATCAGACAGAACGATCAAATTACTTAATTTAATTACTGGTGAACTGATTCACGGTTATACAATAAAAATTGAAACATCATTTAAGAGTCACGACAACTTTGTACATAGCAGCGAAATGAAAGTGACACGAGAACCAATTTTATATCATGGAGGTAAGTAATATGACAGGCGATTATGGTTATGGATTTGATACTAGGGATGATTACATTAAGTGGTTCAAGAGTTTAAAAGCAGGTGATAAAGTTTGTTATGCAGCAGGGTGGAGAAGCGTTGCTGTTCCTTATACAATCGTTAGAATCGAACGTGTAACACCTAAAGGATGGGTTAAAACAGAAAATAGTTTAACTTTCGTTGATGGTGATGAAAGGGGAGCAACTAGGTCTGTTTGGGGTAATTCAGCTAAAAAATTGCAACCAGTAACAGATAAAGTTATTCTCGCTGTTAATGAACATCGATTAAGAAACCATTTTAAATCAATCGATTTCCAAAAGTTTTCTTATGGTGAATTACTTAAAATACACAATTTCATTGAAGCAATGAAGAAAGGTGAAGAATAATGCGTTCATCACATTTAAATCGATTATGGCACACAATGACTACAGAAGCATGGGAAGAATTATCTGATATAACTCCACATGAAGATTATTTCTACAACAGAAACAAGAGCAAAAGGTGTCCTATATGCAATTCTGATACATGGCATGAATCGTATGATGGAGATTTCGGATGTGTGGAGCATTGGGACAATTGCAATGGTTGTGGTTTTTTTGATGGATGGGCTTATGGTAAATGGGAATTCGGATTCCAAAAAAGAAATAAAAGTGGACATTTAACTCGTTCTTATAATTCTAATTACGATGAATTTAATTTTGTCGTTTCATCGTTCAAAAAGAAATACAAACGTCAACGAAAGTTAATATGGAAGAAAAAGAATTCACAACGAAAGAAGGTTAAAAAATGAATCATAAATTTGTTGATGTTGAAAAGTTTAAGGATATCGTATCGGATGAAGGTGTTTATTATGCAACATTTGATTATGTGAGCATCGAAAGTATATCTGATCCAAAACTTAAAGAATTAGTTATAAAAGCAACTGAATCGATGGATGAATTAAAGAAATATATTGGGGAGGAATAAAAAATGAAACAAACACAATCGCATGAATTAGTTGATAAGTATAAAATTCAAGATGGTTTAATTGTAGAGGTTTTAAAGTATGAAAGTTTAGGTGGTTATTATTATAATAAATTACCATCAAAACGTCTTACAGGTTGCAAAGGTGGTTCTATTTTAACTGAAGATTATGAGGATGGTGTAGGAAGAGTATTACCTAAAGGTACAATGTTCCTTCATACATCACCAGTAAGACCGATTACAAACGTTGATGAATTTAGATTTGAAATTCGTGTTAGTGGCGGTTGTATCCAAGGGAAACATTATCAAATCGAAAGTGTATTAAATGCTATTCAGTATCTTATTAAATCTTATAAGGATGGTAGTTACAATGACCGATAATATCAAATTAGGCTCTTATACTAATCATGTTTTTTTAGGTACTGATTTAACTTTATATCTTAAAGAAAAATTCTTTATTGTTTGTGTTGGTACAGACCGTTCAACAGGTGATTCATTAGCTCCATTAGTCGGTACGATGTTAAAGGAACAAGGATATGAAAATTTAATTGGAACTTTGCACGAACCAGTTCACGGAATGAATATGGAAGAACGATTAAAAGAAATACCTGAAGGTGTTCAAGTGTTAGCTATCGATTCATGTTTAGGAAAAGTTGATTCAGTAGGTCAAATCATCTTAGAAAAGGGTGGTTTAAGGGCTGGTCAAGCTTTAGATAAAGAGTTACCTGTAATCGGTGACTATCATATTAAAGCTATTGTTAATATCAATACAAGAGAACCAATGCTTAATTTTAGTGTATTACAAAACACAAGATTTAGTTTAGTTTATGACATGGCTAAAACAATAGCAGCAGCTATACAAATAGCATTAACAGTTGAAGGAGGTTTACATCTTGCCGAAGAAGAAAACTAAAATACAAAAACCTGAAATCGGTCAAATATTGTATGTAACTAAAAGTGGTTGGTTAAGCGAAGGTAAACGTATATATGAATTTGTTGTTACGAAAATAAATACAGTTAGTTTTTACGCTACTCATAAAGACGGTGATTATGAATATCGTTTCGATTTAAAAACTTTTACCCATAAAGGTAATCTTGATAACTTTTATGCTTATCATACGAAAGAAGAGATAGAAAGAATACAAGCTGTAGCTAAAGAAAAGAAATCGTTAAGAGAAGAAATTCAACACGAAGTAAAATACCCATTACCTTTATCTGCATTGAGAGAAATAAAAGAAATCATTGACAAAAATAAAAGAAAAAGATAAAATAATAAGTGTTCATAAGATTAAATAAGAAAAGGTAGGTGAAAACCTCTTTTCTGTTGAATCGGAACTTCATGTTTTCATAAAATCGTTAAAGGGCATCCAGCGGAAACTGGGTGTCTTTTTATTTTGCCTATTGACTCAACATAACTTTAATGATAATATGAGGTTAAGTTAATTAAGGGGGAAACAAAAATGTATAAAAAAGAAATTTCTGCATTAAAATTGCAAAAAGAACAACTTTTATTTCTTTTAGAAAAGCGCACTATCAAACACCCTGAATACATTAAAAGAAAAAAGGTGTTAGTCGATAAAATTTATATAGCCGAAGCAAAACAACGTGGGTTCGAAAGCAAAACAAAGGGAGGAAACGAAAATGACATACAAGAAGGACTTAATTAAATCAAAATTCGATTTTAAAAGATACTTAGAAAACAGAAATAAAGCTGAAGGTACTGTATATGCATACGGATTAGACATTGAAAAATTCTTTGATTACCTTGATGATAAAGGGATCAGCTACAACATGAAAAACTTCAGCAAAGATGATTTCATAGCATACATTAACTTCTTAAAAGAAAGTAATTTTGAAGCTTCTACAATCAAACGTAAAGTGTATTCACTACACGAATTTATTTCATTCCTTTATGAAGAAGGTAAAATTGAAAAGGTATTATTTGCGCGTAAACGTGATTTAACTGATTTAATACCTGTAGTCAAAAATAAACCAATCGAAATTTTAGATATTGAAACAGTAAAAACATTAATCGATTCAGCTGATAACTTAACTCAAGAATGTATCGTAAGGTTCTTTTATTCAACAGCTTGCCGTATTAGTGAGTTAGTTGAAGCTAAATGGGAAGATATCAAAGAAGAAAATGGTGAGCATATCATTATCATTTACGGTAAAGGTAAAGGTGGTATGTCTAAGTTACGTAAAGCTCACATTCAAAATAATACAATGGCAAAGCTTTTAGAAATGAAAGCGAAAAGAGATTGGGATTCGGTTTATATCTTTGAATCAGAACGTCACAAAGGTAAACTTTCACGCTTCACAATTAACAGACATCTAAAAGCAATGGGTAAGAAAATTGGCCTTGAAGACAAAATTCACCCTCATATGTTACGTAAAACAACTGGTACATTACTTTTAGAACAAGGATTAGATTTAGCTTATGTTTCTGATTACTTAGGACATTCGGATGTTAATATAACTAAAAAGAATTATTTGGATACTCAAAAATCAGTTATCAATAAAGTAAGCAAAACATTACAAGAAGTATAAAAAAGAAGCCCCTAGATAAAACTAAGGGCTTTTTTATTGTTATTAACTTCTTTTATTATAGGTTTTGACGGCTCTATTTGCCTTATTTCAGGTTTTAAAATAACTTCAGGACTAATTGTATTCTGACTCATATCACGGCGTATAAGGCGCTTTATATACTTTGATTTGTCATCTTGTTTATATGCTTTCAAATATAATTCTTCTTCTTCGTCAGTGAATGAAATGGTTATCTTTAAAGTCATGAGTGAATCACCGTACCAAGATTATATAAACCAACAGCATTAGCGAATTCAGGTGTAAGTTCCTCTAATCTTCCGTCGACCATATGTTTAGGTTGTATAGTTTGCGCTTTAGGGTATTGTTGATGGATCAAAGGGAAAATATAATTAGCAATACCACCACAAAGATATAACTTATCTGATACATCGCATATACTAGTTAAAGCAGAATTAACAGCACTAGCTAATTTGTATACATCATCTTCAACTCTATTCGTACCAAAAGGAAGTGTTGTTGATTCTTTATCAATAAAGAAACCATCGCGAATTGTTGCTATGTTTATTGTCCCTGATCCTAAATCAACTATTCGTATTGCTGGTTCATGTTCTTGCAAAGCCCAATAAACTGAAGCTCCTTCAGCTCCTACATTGACACTGTTTATACTAAAACGTTTATTAACTCCATTAACTTCAATCTCATGATCTCCTAATAATAATTCTTTTATTTTTTCCTTGCTGTTATCATCATGCTTTTTAATCGGTTGCCCCACCATCAAATCAAAAGTATCTCCCTTACCGAAACGATGGACAGCTATTAGCGTTCTAATTTTCATATCGTCATGCGCTTTCGAAAGACCAAATGAACGCCTTGGAAAAACTGATTCATATTCAGCTAAAACACCAGCAAACATATGTTGACCAGCATATTTAACAACCATTTCATCTAAATAATTATTTTCAAGATGAAGTTTACGACCATCACCTAAACATGAATCGAACATTTCAAATCCATTTTCCCACGCGACTTTAACATTCCAATTACCTGAATCAATCGCTAGTAACATCTTTTTCACCGTCCTCTATAATTTCAAGTAGCATATCAGTAACATCAGCAGCGTTCATACAAATGTGTACGTATTTCCATAATTCTTCATCACCAACAAGACCATTTTCCATCATGTGATTTAAAGTAAAAGCAGCTACCTTTTCTATTTCAGCTTTTAATTCATTAACTTCACGTTTAACACTCTCTTCAAATTTCATTTAATTCACTCCTTCAATCGTTTTATAATACAGTTTATTAGCTTTATAAGTTGGTTAATTCCTATATTTCCGAAATATCTTAAAAGAATATTTAATTTTATGTTGCATATACTAAGAAGTTAAGTTAAAATGAAGTCAAATATGAATGAGGGGGATTTACAATGTGGGAACTTTTTAATCAACAAAAGGTTTATATGAGTGCTAATTGCGCCCAAAAGCATAGCAAATACAAAGGCGTTGCAGAAAATATAATTGCCGATGGTTGGCGCTGGGATTTGTTTGTTGGTAAGTATTATAAATGGGTGGAGGTTAAATAAATGAGCGAAGGAAACAGATATGAAAGATTTGGCGATGAAAACCATTTTATTGAAGTAACTCAATATTTACATCGTGGCGAAGAAGTTGAGCTTGACATTGATTTGTATGAAGAAAGTTCAATGATTTATATGAAAAAAGACGAAGCGATTAAGTTTGCTTTAAATATTTTGAAAGTATGTAATTATGAGGGGGAAATGAAATGAGATACAAAATATTATCACCTGAAGTTGAAGGAAAACTTTTAGAAAGATACTTGAGGGAAACAAACGCGTTTCCGTTTTGTGCTGGTAGAAAAGAAGATATAGAAAGGTTATATCGTTGGGCTAAATATAATACTGACGTAACTATTGAGGAGGAAAACGAATAGTGACATTGCATATCGCTGGTAAGTTCGGAAGACACGTAGAAAATATGGAAGGTGGAAAAGAAATGGAAAACAATATTGTATTTTTAAATGGAAAAAACGAGGTAATTACAGATAGTTTAAAGGTGGCTGAAGTGTTTGGTAAGGAACATAAAAATGTAACAAGAGATATTGAAAACCTTTTGGAAACAGGGATTGTTTCACCGCTCAATTTTGAGCAGTCAACTTATATCAACGAAAGAGCAAGAGAATACAAAAAGTACAATTTAACTAAAGACGGATTCACAATTTTAGCGATGGGATTCACTGGTAAAGAAGCGTTGAAATTTAAAATGATGTACATTGAAGAATTTAACCGTATGGAAGAAAAGTTAAAACAAATGTTAACTGATTCATATATGATTGATGATCCAGTTGCAAGAGCTGAACGTTGGATTAAAGAGCAGCAGGAAAAACAATTGTTACTAGTCCAAAACAAAGAGTTGTCCGAAAAGGTAATCGAAGCGAAACCTAAACTTGATTTATATGATGCTTGGTTAGATGTCGATGGTTTCATTAAGATTGGGGACTTCGGAAAGCGCGTGGGAGTTGGTTATGTTAAGATTTTCGAAAAGTTACGTGAAATGGGAATCTTAATGTCTAATAAAAACGACTGGAACATTCCTTATTCTAGATACATGAAGTATTTCGTTATTCGTGACGTTCCGAAAAACAACATAAATTGCCGTGTAACCTTCTTAAATAAAGATGGCATCGTGTGGTTACATAAAAAGTTGCAGCGTGAAAAAGAATTGTTAGAACAGCTTCCTGAAAGCTATAAAAAAGAAAAGTTAGCTATTAGTTATGATAAGGATGCAAATGTACAAAAGATTGAAGTTGGCAACAAAGCTACAGAATGGGTTAAATCTCCTGAAGATACAGATTATGTAGCAGATCAAAAGATTGGCCTTAAATAATTGACTATTCTATGGCAAGGGATAACACGAAGAAGACCGGACTTTAATTAGTCATCGGTCTTTTCTTTTTTATCATCTTTATTTTTCTTTTTCTTTTTAGGGTACATATTTATTTCTCGTTGATATATATAATCTTCAACTTCATCAATATTAGTTCCGTAATTATGATCGTGTGGTGTTCTGTATCCTGTATCAAATGCATCTACTGGTGACATTTTAACGAATATAGGTGACAATGTTTTACCCTCAATGAATGGTACGAATATACTTTCATATTTCTCAGTCTTCATACATATGTCAATTTCGAATGGTTTTAGTTGTTCTTGCATTTGTCGGTAAATGTTTATATTTGTATTCTTGAATAGAAAGTAATTAACTGAAGCCGATTGTATTGAGTCCCATAAGAAACGGCCAATCTTTTCAGGTGTATGGAATATTAAAACGAAACCAAGTCTATATTTAGGCATTTCCATCATATAATCTGACAACATTTCATCCCATGCTTTATTCTGATACTGGTGAAACTCGTTAAATACCATAAATGTTACATTATCCGTCTTTTTAATCTTCTTTATCCAAGCAACTTTTAAAGTTAATAAATTCATCATCAATCGTGTACCGAGTTCACCTAATCCACCCATTTTACGCATACGGCAAATGATTACTTTATTTTGATTAATTAACTTTTCTAAATCAAGTTTAATAGTCGGTTCTTGAGCAAACATATTTTTAGTTAATTTAAAGCCAAGTATTTCATCTAAACGAGTTAATACAGCTCCTTTAATTGATGGACTTATATTTTTATTGAAGTAATCATTCTCTAATTGCAGCGCCAATAACTTATCTTCTTTTTCTAATCGTTCAAATACTTTTATAGCGAATGAATCAGACTTTAAGAAGCAATACATATCGTATATGTTACACTTATTCACTTTAGCTACTAATCTTGCTAATTGTTTTGAATCGTATTTATCATCAAGTTCCAGTATCTTTACGAGATCATTAGCTATGATATCATTACCTTGCTTGCCGATTAAATCAATTACGTCATCTAATCCGAAATAAATAGGGTTGTTTATATCAGTGAAATCTATATCGACAACTTTATCTTCAGGTAAATTTTGTTTAACTAAATCACTCATTCCACGACCTTGTTCATCAATGACATCCGTTATAACAGCCCCATGACCATTCTTGGCAGCTTCAATTATAAACCTAGCCGATGACATATCCTTACCGTTACGTGGACTTCCTACGAACGCGTACGTGGTTGCAAGATGGTCTTTGTTCTTTAATGGTATAGATATTGGTATTTTATTGTTCTTTTCTTCAGAAAATCCCATCATAATTCCTTTACCACGTATTTCTTTAGGTATAGTTAATTGTTCGCGTTCTCTTACTTTAACCTCATATTCAATTTGTAAGTTCCGTTGCGGCAACTTAATGAAATTACTTATTTCTTTATGAGTAAGAATGAATCGTTTATTAAAGCGAATAGGAGCTATTATTTTTCGTTGCTTTACATATTGATTGATCCACTTACCAAGTTTCTTATCTTTGATTTTTTCGCCAATCAATTCATTCTCTTTATCAAGTTGTTTGACAGACATATTAAAGCCCCTGTAGATGATTTCTGACCGTTGTTTTGTCTCTCCAATACAAATCATCCTTAATGAACATTCAAAGCCATTATAGGCTAATTTATCGCCTTTAGCATTGTTTTTAATTCGTTTTGATAAATCTTCTAATGACTTTTGACCACTCTTAAACCATGATTCTTCACAAGGCATAAATCCAAATTGAACAATAACTTTCTCATTCTTCTTCAGTAATTTGCCTAACTCAAGAAAATCTCTTAAAGGACGTTCTTGCAACCTTCCGTCAATAGTTAAAGAAAGAGCTGGTGTATGTTTTAATCTATATTCATAACCAGCAGCCTTTTTAATATCTATATTTTCATATATACATTCATCTTGTTTAACTATAGGCGAGTTATGCCAACAAAAACCAGCCTGTTGCAACGCATACTCGCTATTCTCTTTATCGAATGTAATATATTGTTTGAATTCTTTATTAGTAATAACTGTTTCGAAAAAGAATTTACCTGTTCGTGGCAAGTGGATACCATGTTCGTCTAATTGACAACCTTTAACTATATCGATTATTTCTTTATTTTGATTTGCGAATGATTCAATAAGTAAATGTATCTTGTCATTCTTTGTAGATGGTACAGCTGTTATTTGATGTGTTTCATATTCAACAGGAGCAATTGCAAATTTAAATTTAACTTTAGGTTTAGTTTGCTTTGGTTGTTCCCTTTCCGATACGATAGTCAAGGATTTCTCTACTACCATCGGCAACATAGGTTCTTTTTGCTCTTTCCGAAATTTCGGAATTACCATTTGCGGCTGATCCATCGGCTTCTCAAATTTAGGGACATTAAATTTAATCTTCATTGTAAAAACTCCCATACAGCTTTTAGATTAGAAATGAAATTAACTATATAAGAGTCTTGAGCAGCCGTAACAGTGTATGAGATGCCAAATGGAAATCCAACCAAGAAACCAAAAGCTAAACTGATACCGATACTTATAATTGTTCTCATTTTATATTCACCGAACCTTTCACATTTAAATTATTGAATACGTCAACCAATGTATCATTTAACATACTTCCTATTATTGCGATTAACATTACAGCTGAAGGTACTAAGAACACACCAGCTATAACCATTGCTGAAGTCATTATAATTCCCATACCAACACGTTTCTTTACAAACATAACACTCAATCCACCTATTAAAGCGAAAGCTCCAATTACCATCCCTAACTGTTGGAAGATATCGAATACAGGAAATAACTGATCCCACAAATTAACTCGACTAGCAGCATTACCAGCAGCGAAAGCGGCGTGTTTAGCAAACAATACACCGGATGTAGTCCATAACGTTGTAGCTATTCTTTTTAAATTGAATTTACTTTTCTTTTTAACAACTACTTCAGGCTCTATGAATTTTTCCATCTTTTCTTTTTCCTTTACACCCACACTCGGAATTAACGCCACATGATTAATTTTTATTATCATTTTTTTCATCCTCCTTAACTTTTTTAACGTAAGACTTTAATCCAAATCCAAACCATAAGACCATTAGCGTACTTGTCGTAACAAAAGCCGCTAAACCCATAACTTACCAGTCCTTTCACGGTTTTTATTTTCGTTTTGCGGATATAATATAGACAAGAACTTATAAAGGAGTGAATGAAATGATTGAAGCGGTGTTAATAAGTGTAGGACTTACTTTAATGTGGATCGCATCTATACCGTTTTAATTCGTTATTAACTACTTAATAATGTTCCGGTAATTTGCAGGGGATATATTGTTCTAGAACTTTCGTTCCGCTTCTTCGTTCGCTAAAAACGAAAGTTTATGAATAGTATATTACCAACTCGGTATGGTTATGACTGTTTTAAGTTTTTAAAAATTTTAGGTGAGTTTGCAGCTTGTGTCACCTTTTCCTTTGTTGAGTTATTAATTTTCCGAACTTCCTTCTTTTGAGGTTCGGTTTTTTCTTTTGTAGCAATAACTTTCTTTTCTACTTTTGGCTTATTATCAAAGTAATTCTTCAATATAGACATACAGTAACCTGAAAAATTTTCGCTTTCATTTTCAATTCTGTCGTAAAGTTCCATGTGCCAAGCTGACTTTTTATTGAAAACTAACGGCTTTCGAATGTAATTATCCTTTTTAACCATTGTTATTACCTCCTGTATAAGTAGGTTGCAACCACTTGTTAAGTAGTTATTAAATAGTTATTGCGTAAATTGCAAAATTATGTCTGTCCGTGTAGTGTCCTAATTTAACTTTATTTTTGTGCATAATTTAAAAATAAATACATAAAATAGTTAAATTAATGAAAAAAATATGTTGACTTGTCCAAAATATACCTGTAATATAATAAGCGTAGACAACAACAAACGTTGTCAAACATTAAAGGGGGAAACAAATAATGAACAAACAAAAATTAACAGATGCTTTAACGGCTTTAGAGACATCAACGCAACTACATAAGGATGCCATTGGGTATTCACAAAGAGCAATTGAATCAAATCAATTAGCAGTTAAGTTACTAACTGAAGCAACGATTCCTGAAACAACAAATTACGAAGTTCAATTAAAAACAGCAAAACACGTTTTAAAAACTGACGATGGAATCAGACTTTTCACAACGGACGATTCTTACCGCAAGTACATCGTCGATTTAGCAAAAGAAGAAATCGCCAACACTGATAACAAAACGATTCACGTTCCTTTCACACACAAAAAGGAAGATATCGTAAAAGTTTCGCACAATGGAATCGAAAGAATCACACACGCAACTTTAGATGAAGAATACCATGTGAACAAAGAAAAGCGAACGATTGTTTGTTTGCTAAGAGGACACAAAACAAGATATGTTTATGCTAAAGGAATTGCAAAGTGCGATCCGAAAGATACTTTCAACGAACACATCGGTAAAGTCATCGCTTTGTTTAGAGCAATAGGTGAAGAAGTTCCTGAATTATTTACGAATGTTCCTAATCCTGAAAAAATTGAAGCAGGAGACATCATGAATTTCAAAGGTAGAAATAGCAGATATGAAGTTTTAGAAAGACATGGAGATATGACAGCTACAGTTATCGGTCTTAAGAAGAATAAAAAATACAAACATCATTTCTTTGGGAGTGTTATCGAAACTCTTTATGAAGTAATTGATGATTCAAACCGAAAATAATTTGGTGGACAAGTATTAATGATTAATACATGCTACCACGATTCCAAAAGTTGAATGGTAGCATTTTAATTTAATAAACTAATAAATTAATTGGAGGAATGGGAAAATGGCTAAATTTGAAGCGTTAGTAAAAGAAGCAAAGGTAAGTATTAAAAAAGAAGGTCGCGGAGATGAAGCGGTTGAATATCCAATCACAACAGTAACTTTGGTTATCGACAGTGTTAATACAGATGTTCAACATCTTGTTTCAGGATATCACACAATTAAAATTAACGAAGATTAATATGGAACTGTTATTCATTGATCGTTACTATGATTGTTTAGATGTTAAATATCGTAAGGGTTTGTTGGATTGGGACAAGGTATCGAAATTAGCAAACAAGCTAATGGAATGGGACGACAATAACCGAATGAAAAGGGGATTTAAAAATGTTTAATATTAATTTACCAAACTTCAATAATGATACAGAAAAATATATTTACTTCTCTAAATTAGAGAAAGAAGCTAAAAAGGCTAAAGAAGCAGCGCGTAAAGCAATATCAGAAGCGTTTAATGGTCAGGATGGCAAATTAGAAACTGGTTTTGGTAACGTAACTCGTTCTCATAAAACTTCAGTTAAAGCGGCTGATTCAATGCAACAGTATCTTCTTAATATTGGAAAGTTAGATATGTGCAAGAAGGATGAAATTGATGTCAAAAAGATTCAAGATTATATTAATCTAGGGATCATTCCAGCTGAAGCTAAAATCCACCTTCTTGAGTCTGTTTCAGAAACTTTAACCGTTAAATAATGAAAGTTATATATGATAGTAAAACAGGGAATGTTGAACGCTTTGTAAAGAAGCTTCCATTCCCTTGTTTTTCAGTTAAAGAGGTTGATAGGCTGGATGAACCTTTTATTTTAATAACTTTCACTACAGGTATAGGTCAATGTCCTGATACAAGCCTTAACTTTTTAGAAGTTAACGGTGAACATTTGAAAGGGGTGATAGGCTCAGGTAATCGCGTATGGGGAAAAAGATTTTGTGCGGCGGCTGATATAATTTCCGCTGAATATAATGTACCTGTTTTATACAAATTTGAATTAAGTGGAGACAATCATGATGTAGATACGGTTGTCAAGGAGGTAAACAAATGTCAAGATGGGTTGAACTTAACAACGAAGTAACAACTAAAGTTGATGGTAAATACCAATTAAGCAAAGATAAAGAAGCAGTAAGAAGTTATTTCATGGAATACATTAACGAAAATCTTCGTTCATTCTTGGACTTCGAAGAGAAAATTAATTATATGGTTAATGAGAAATATTATGATAAAGACGTGTTGGATCAGTATACACCGGAACAAGTTGAAGCAGTATTTAATAATGCTTATTCATTCAATTTCCGTTTCCCTTCATTTATGAGCGCTTTGAAATTCTTCACTGACTATGCTCTTATGAACAGAGAGGGAACACGTTATTTAGAACGTTACGAAGACCGTGTTGCAATGACAGCTTTATTCTTAGGACAAGGTAATTACGTTAAAGCTTTAAATTTCTGTACTAAAATGATGCAGCAACGATACCAACCAGCAACACCAACATTCTTAAATGCAGGTAAATACGCTCGTGGTGAAATGGTATCATGTTTCTTATTAGATGTAGGAGATAGCATGAATGACATTTCATTCCGTATTGCTAACTCATTAGAACTATCTAAATTAGGTGGCGGTGTAGCATTAAACTTAACTGCTTTACGTGCTAAAGGTGATCCTATTAAAGGTATTGCTAACCGTGCTAGTGGCGTTGTTCCAGTTATGAAATTACTTGAGGACTCATTCTCTTACGCTAATCAATTAGGAGCGCGTAAAGGTTCAGGTGTTGCATGGTTAAACATCTTCCATTGGGATATTATCGACTTCTTGGATACAAAGAAAATCAATACCGATGAAAAGACACGTATCCAATCACTTTCAATTGGTGTTTCTATTCCTGATAAATTCTTAGAATTAGCTGAAGAAGATGAAGAGTTCTATATGTTTTCTCCATATGATGTTAAACAACAATACGGATTAGACATCGATGAAATTGAATGGGACGAAATGTACGATGAAATTGTAAATAACCCTAACGTTAAGAAAAAGAAAATGTCAGCTAACGAAATGTTTTGTGATTACATTATGCGTGTGTTATTCGAATCAGGATATCCGTATGTAATGTTTGAAGGTAATGTAAATAATGCACATCCATTAAAATATTTAGGTAAAGTTAAGAAATCTAATTTGTGTACTGAAATCCTTGAATACTCTTCTCGTACAACAAAAGCTGATTACGGTGAAGATGATGAATTAGGACTAGATATCAGTTGTAACTTAGGATCATTGAATATTGTAAATGTAATGGAAGGTAAAAAGTTAGAAAGTGATGTTCATGCAGCTATGGAAATGTTAACTTCAGTTGTTGATTTCTCTAAAATAAAAAATGTTCCAACTATCGAATTAGCTAATGAAGTTATGAAATCAGTTGGTTTAGGATTCATGAACTTGCATGGATATTTAGCTAAAAACAAAATTCCGTATGGTTCTAAAGCTTCTATCGATTTCTGTCGTACATTCTTCAGTACAATTAATTATCATACTTTAGTTAAATCAAACAGAATGGCAATAGAAAAAGGAAGAACTTTCTATGGATTCTCACAATCAACTTATATAACTGGTGAATATTTCGAACCGCATATCGCTGAAGACTATAATCCAAAAACGAAAAAAGTACAAAAGTTATTTGAAGGTATCTACATTCCTACTCAAGAAGATTGGAACAAGTTAAAAGAGAATGTTATGCTTCACGGCTTGTATCACTCGTACCGTTTAGCTTCAGCACCTACAGGTGGCATCAGTTACGTTCAAAATGCAACTCAGGGTGTTTTACCTATTGTTAATAAAATTGAAGCTAGAACGACAAATAAGTTCACTGTACAGTATCCAGCGCCGTTTTTAGATGAAGCTGAAGAATATTACGAATCAGCTTATGACATTGATCCATTTAAGGTTGTAGATGTTATTGCTGAAATCCAAAAGCATATTGACCAAGGGATATCCTTTACTATTCACTACAAAGGAGAAGCTAATACAAGGCATTTAGGACGTATTTATGCGTATGCTCATAAGAAGAAAGTTAAAACATTATATTATGTTCGCACTAAGTTAACTCAAGTTTCAGAATGTGAAGCTTGTTCAGTATAAGGGGGATATGGAAATGAATGTCAGGTTTATTCCTATGAGTAATTCTGATAATATAGCAACTGTTGATGTTGAAGATTATGGTTATTTATCTAACTTTAATTGGCACGAAGAAGTTCGCGGTTATCCTGTTGCTATTATTGACGGTAAATTAAGAAAGATGCATAGAGTAATAATGGATGAATATGATCCTAATGTAGAAATTGACCATGAAGATATGAACCCTTTTAATAATGTAAAAAAGAATTTAAGAAGAGTTACTCATTCACAAAACATGTCAAACAGAAGTAAATTAAAAAGAAAAGATAACACATCCGAATATAAGGGAGTTAGATTTCGAAAGAAGTTTAACTCCTATGATGTAAGGATTCAAGTTGATAAGAAACCTATTTTTATAGGTACTTTCAGTGATGAAATAGCAGCAGCTAACGCTTATAATCATGCAGCTAAACAATATCATGGAAATCACGCTAGGTTAAATGAAGTTTCTTATATGTCAAAAATAGAAGTTGAAAGTTTTAGGAGGATTAAATATGACAAATGAAGTGATACACGGTATAGTAAATTGGAATGAACCTGAAGATAATTATTCAGAATTTATGTTAAATCAGTTAAAGAAATTATTATGGTTTGAAGATGAATTTGCTCCTTCTAACGATAAAGAAAAATGGGAACAATTGAGTGCAACACAACAGGATACGTATTTAAAAGTGTTGGCCGGATTAACTGGACTTGATTTCTTCCAAGGTGGTAATCATGGTATCGACAACTGGTTACGTCATATTACAAGTCCACAAAAGTTAACTGTATTCAAATTCATCGAAATGGAAGAAATCGTTATTCACGCTAAATCGTACAGTCGTATTTTCTCAGCATTGGCTACAGCTCCACGGATTAAGCAGCTTGAAAAATGGGTTGAAGAACATCCAACTCAACAATACAAGATGAATCGTATTATGAAATATTACAAAGGAGTTAACGATTCTCTAAGTTTATATTTAGCAATGGCCGCATCTTGTCTTTTAGAAGGTAAGTTATTCTATACAGGATTCTTCTTCCCACTCTATCTATCCGGTCAGGGCATGATGAAAGCAAGTGGTGAAATTATTAAAAAAATCATGATAGATGAAAACATTCACGGTATCTATACAGGACTGGTAGCTCAAGAAATTTATGCATCCCTTTCCGAACAAGAGCGTTTAATTGCCGATGAAGAGTTTAAAGGATTAGTGTATGACCTGTATGAAAATGAATTGCGTTATATCCAAGAACTTTATGCTGATTTAGGCTTAACTCATAAAGTTAAACAGTTCTTACGTTACAATACGAACAAAGTATGTATGAATCTTGGTAAAGAACCAATTTTCGAACATGTAGACATTGATCCTATTGTATTGAACGCATTAAGTACAGAAGCAGAAAATCATGATTTCTTCAGCATGAAAGGCGCTTCTTATGTTAAACCTACAGTTGAACGTATGCGTAAATCAGATTGGAATTTTGCAGGAGTTGAGCGTTAATGATTCAAATGGTTGTAACGTTTTTATTATGTGTAGCTTGTTTCGGTAGTGGTTGCTATATCGGTTATTCCGATGGCTTCCGCTACGGTTACAGCAAGTGTTTAGAACATAACTCTAAAAAAGTTAAAAAAGTTTTCAAAAAGTAATTGACTTAAAAGTTAAAGTTTAATAGAATAATAAATGTAAACAGCAATACAACAAAACAAATTCAAAAAGTGAGGTAATTTTAAATGACAAATTATAAACCGAATTTCAAGTACATTAACATGGGTATCGTAACTGGACAATTAACTTACGTTCAGGATCGCGCTAAAAAAGATACTGGTGAAGTTTACGGAAAAGAATTACTAGTGTTCGCTAAAGGCTTTGGTTCAATCAACGTTAGACTTCCATTAGACATCGGTAATCGTGTTTTAGATAACTTCTCGGTAAATGACAAACCAAGTATCCGCGTTAACTTAGCTAAACTTGAACAATTTACAGCTGAACAAAGTGGTGTTACTTACACAAACGTAACTTCATTTGTAGATGTTGAAGAAGCCGTTGACCAAGAAGGTAAACCAATGGCACATAAATTCGCTGGTCGTATCGGTGGAGAAATTGTTAACTTCCAAAACTTAGGTAATGTACTTAAATTCGTTGTTGTTTCTTATAACTTAGATAAAGATAAAAAACTAGCAATCAATAAAAAGACTGGACAACCTTATGATCCAGCAGTAATTAAAGTAGAAGTTCATGATCCACAAGTTATCCAAGGAGCTTTAGCAGCTGGATTAGGAGAAGGTGCAAACGCTGAAATTGGTTACTACTACTACAATAAAGCAGATATTACTTATGATGATTTTGGAATGCCTGTAGGTGATCCGAACAATAAAATCGAACGTGTTGAAGCTGGACGTATTAATGTACAAGCTCCATCACCTAACGCTGGTCAACAACAACAAGGTTTCGGCGGACAACCTCAAGGTCAACCATTCGGCCAACAACAGCAACAAGGCGGTTTCAACAATGTAAATAATCAAATGCAAGGTGGCTTTAATCAACCACAAGGTAATCCATTTGGACAACAACAACAGACTAATCAGCAGCCAATGAATCAACCACAAGGACAAAATCCTTTCGGTGGACATCCTGATGCTGGTAATCAAGGTCAACAACAAATGGGTCAACAGCAAATGCAGCAAAATCCATTTACAGGCCAACAGCAACAAGTACAACAGCAAGGTAATTTTGGTGGACAACCTAATTTCAACGATGTTGATACTTCTCAAACAGCGCCATTTGAACAAGGATTTAACCAACAACCACAAGGACAGTTTGGTAATCAAGCTCAAAACTTCTTCGGTGGTCAACAAGGCGGCAATCCTTTTCAACAATAATTAACTTTAATTTATAATATGCAGGGGTGAGTCAATTTATGACAAGCCCCTTAAAAATAAAATTTGAAAGAGGTTATGTAGCATGAACCCAATGGAACAATTAGGAATACGTAAAGCTGGTATGAAGGAGTTATTTGTAACGATATTATTATCAGGTCATGACGGTTCAGGAAAATCAACAGTAGCTATCTTTGGAGCTGAAACACCAACATTAGTAATTGATCCTGAAAAGAAATCAGAAATGTATTCACATGTCGCTGACTTTGATATCTTTGATAATGATGATCCAATGGCTATACTTAATTTAACAAAACAGTTATTGTTCGCTCAACAACAAACAGGAGTTTCGCACTATAGAACAATCGTTATCGATTCAGGCACAGTGTTATGGCAACGAGTTAAGAAATATTCATTAGAGTACATGAAAGAGAAATCAGGTAATCCAGATAAGTTTAAATTAGAGTTTAACGAGAATGATATGCCAAAAGATATCTTCTACGAAATTATCAATAACTTAAAACGTCTTGATGCTCATTTAATCATTACAGCTCATACAAAAGATAATTACTTAAAAGGAACAATGATGAAAATTGATCCTAATACTCCTTTAGTTCCTGATACAGAAAAACGTTTGCCGTATGAAGTAGATGTTCATTTGATGCTAAAGAAAACAGGCCAAAATCACAAATGTGAGCGTGTACGTTCTGACGTTTTAGATAAAGATAAGAACCAACTTATCCCAGCTGTAATTGACAAATTTGATAATTCAACATTATTAAAAGTTGTCCTTGAACACGCTAGAAAAGATAAAGGTTTCGTTGAAGCCAAACCTGAACAACAAAACGTAATTAAAACAGATGCAGCTTTAAGTAATCAAGTTGATGAAATTGTTGCTATTATTACTCAACAACTTCAAATGTCAAATGAGACAGCTATGCAATTTTTATCACATTTAACTAATGGACAAGTTACTAATCCATACAATTTAACAGCTGAACAAGCTCCACATATTTTAAATCAAGTTCGTTTATATCGTGACAATGCATTACAACAAACAAATCAAGAGGGGTGATTTAAATGTATAAAAACAAATTAATCGATTTATATTCCGAAGGGTTGAAATTAGACGATATCGCATCCAAATTAGGGTGTGGTATCGCTGAAGTTAAATCAGGATTAAAGAAATACAAGTTAGAACAACAAAAGAAAGAAGGAGCGAAACACGTTTACTCACAAGAGTTTAAAGAAGTCCTTCTTGATAGATATGTTCGTGGCGTTAAATTCAGTACAATCGGTAGAGAATTAGGTATAACGATGGGTAGAGTATCTGAATTAGTACAGGATTCAGGATTTGCAATTGATCCATATGCGATTGAAAAAATCATCTAAAAACTAAGGAGAGATAAATATGAAAGAACTACATGGACTACCTAAAGATAGTATGTTATTCGGATTTGCAGATAAATTAACTAATGAACAAAAAGATTATGTGCATTCAATTTTAACTAAACAACTTACTTTCGTTAATTCTAGGTCAGGAACAGGTAAAACGACATTAGCTGTAGCTTGTGCTAAATTACTTGAAGCTCCATTAGTTTATATTTTCGCTCCTGTAGAAGAGGATAAAATGGGATTCAGACCAGGAACTCAAGAAGAAAAAGAACATTCTTATTTAGTTCCATTAAAAGATGCTTTAGAAGAAATTGGCGAGAATCCCGAAAGAGTCATTTCAGGAGAAGCTAATGTCATGAACGAAAAGAACGGTAATGTATGGGTTTATCCTAAATCTCATATTTTCGCTCGTGGTACTAACATCAAAAACAGTGTAGTTATCATTAGCGAAGCCCAAAACTTCACTAAGAAAGAACTTAAAAAAGTATTAACTCGAATTCATGATAGTTGCAAAGTAATTGTTGAAGGTCACACTGGACAGAATGATCTTAAAGTACCTGAATTAAGCGGATTTGAGCCTTATATCAAACACTTAGGTCAAAAGGAATACGCTAGTGTTTGCGAACTAAATTGGAATTTTAGAGGCCGTTTGGCTAATGATGCAGATGAATTAGAATAGGGGGGAAGTAATATGAAAAAGTTAATCGAATGGAAAAAGAAACATTGGGGTAAAATTTATTCGCCACTAGTCGAGTTGTTATCATTAATAATGATGTTAATGTCTTGCATATCGGTTTTCCAAGGTAATTACGATTTAGCTACAGTTGGTATTTTAATCGCTATATACGGTCAGATTCAGGTTAAAAAATAAATAAGAGGGGTATTGACCTACCCTTCTTTAATTTTGCCTAAAAAGGGGTGAAACGTATGATGGAACATGTTAAATTCACAATAGCAGGATTGATGTTTATATTTATAGTGTTGTTCTTGGTTGTTTTAATTTGCTTATATGATTTAATTTTATATATCGTAGCTGGTATTGTGTTAATAATGCTCGGATGGTATATCGGACTTGTGTTATTTGACAACAAGCAGAAATAAAAAGGGGGATTTATAATGATAACATATACTGACGGAACTAGATTTAGAGGTGTTTTAGCTGTAGGTCAAACGTGGGTCAAAGGTAATCGCGAAAGAACTATAGTTAAATTTGATGATGTTTGTATGTATTATAAAACTAAAAATAGCGATGAAGTTAAAACTGTATTCAGGTCATCTTTCAGAGCGTGGCTTACAAGTGGAGCTATGCTGAAGAAATAAAAAGCCTATTCTATGGTAAGGGATCAAAGGAGGAAAAGCAAATGGTGAAAATTAAGAATCGTGATATAACTGATTTATTTATTCAAAAGTTTGAAGGTGATAAGCCATTTACTCAACCTGAAAAGAGAATGATGGGTATTTACTTATCAAGAACTTTGAAGAAAGATGTAAAGAAGTATATCGAAGAAAATAATGTTGAAACCGATTTAACTGTTGAAGAAATTATAATGGATACGATAGAATATTGCGCTATGATGGGATGGAAGATACGCGTAATGGCAAGTTTAGGCTTTGATTGTTTGCCTAAATCAATCGAATATTGGAAGGTTAGAAGACGACAAGAGCAACATAACTTAAATAAAAATGAAAATATTTCCGCTGAAACGGTTGTAAATTACGGAAATACCAATTACAATAAGGACAAGGTTAAAGAACAAACACCAGCTTGGTTAAACGTAACCGAATGGTGATAGGGGGATTTAAAATGAGAAGCAAATTAACTAATGTAACAGGTGGTATCGGAACTTTACTTCCGTGGGTAGAGAAAGAAGAAACTTATGAAAACAAAGGTACTGGTCTTATTAAATTTCCACACGATACAAAAGATAGTAACGAATTCGATAAAACTTGTGAAAAATTAAGTGGACAAGTTACAACTTATTTCATTGAAAGTATGGTGAACATCGATGAGTAAAAACTTCAAAATTACATGCGCGTTATTAATCTACGGTTTAGGATCAGGAATTTGTTTCGCTAACGATGAATGGTACTTGATGATTTTAGGTTTCATCATCTTCATGTCAGCTATGTTTTATATTTTAAATTTAAGTAATAAAGGGGGTAAATAAAATGAATTTAATTGAAATTTTAAAAGGAGCAAGAAAACGTATTGAAGCAGCTGAATATTTAGCAGATGGTAATTACCACGAAGATAATATAATGTACGGAAAATGTTATTGTGCAGCTGGTCATATCTTCAAAGAAATGAACGCAACAGATGAAGATATGGATGTATTAGAAGGTTCTTATTTAAGTGATTTTGATAATGAATGGTTAGATGAACATGGTAAAACTATTCATGAAAAAATCAAAAAGTTATCACCTATTTTAAGTTCTGTATACGAATTACAATTAACTAATGATGAAAGTAAAAATGATTCAAGAAAAGAAAATGTATTAGCTAAATTAAATGAAATCATTTCTGAAATGGAGGGTAAATAAAATGGAAATCCAAGTAACTGAAAACTATAAAATTACAACTAAGCCACTTAACGTAGTAATCAATAAACGTTATGAGAAACAAAAAGATGGTAAAGGGACTGGTGTATTCGATTATAAAGAAGATGGTTTCTACCCTAACTTAGAAAGTGCTTGTGTAGCTATTTTAAATAAAGAAATTATCGATTGTGACGTTACTACAGTTGAAGATTTAAAATCATTCATTCAAAAGGCTGTAATGGATATCCGTAAAGCAACAAAAGGAGTTAAGTTAAAGCTTGAAAAAGAAAAGGAGGAACAATCAAATGGTTAATATTATGATCCTTGGTCTACGCGGTAGCGGTAAAGATACCGTTGCTAACCATTTAGAATTACGACATACTTATATGAAGTTTGCCCTTGCCGATAGAATAAGGAGGACAGCTGAAATACTTGGTTTACCTCCTACTAAAACAAACTTAATCAAGATTGGCGAAAAAGTTAAAGAAATTTGTGGTCAAACTAAATGGATTGACTTACTTGATAAAGATATTGAGTTATGGATTAAAGACCATAATAATTATACTGAAACATTTCAACTAGACGAAAAACCGTTGCACGTTATTACGGATGTAAGACGTACATACGAGTATTCACACTACCTAGAAAAAGGTTACATTCCGGTTAAAGTTGTTACTGATTTTGATAAATGTGTAAGTCGTGTGGTTGAACGTGATGGTGATATCGATATGGGAGCGTTTGGTCATTCAACAGAAACAGAACAAGCTGGTCTAAAAGGTATCGTCATCGAAAATAATGAGTCTTTAGAAGTATTATATGCAAAGGTAGACAAACTTATTCATATGTTGGAAAAAGAAAGTTATTATGAACAATGTATGCATTTGTTTAGAAAAGAATTAAAAGGGTGATTTAATTGGCCGAACTTCATAGTAAATCAACTGAATTTTATATCTTGAAAGTTATGTACAACCGTGAAGCAATGATTCCTGAAATTGCTCAAAAGTTAAAGCCAAATGATTTCGTGGATCACAACAATCGTGTTATGTTTGGCGCTATGTTAAGAGCATCAGCTAGTGGAGGTATTAGTGCTGAAGGTATTATGACACTATTGGAAGCAGAAAGAAAACAAGAACATCAAAACTTTCTAACAGCTGGTGGTACTTACATGATTGAAGGTACATTCCGTGATAACACTTTACCTGAAACACCTTCAATTGAAGCTCAAGTTAAGATGTTAAAAAGTTATACGTACAGAAGAAACGCAATTGTAACAGCTAACAAAGTTATCGCTTATGCAGAAACAAATTACGATTCTGAAGCTGGTCAAGAATTCATTGATGTACAAGCTATTGACGAAAGAATAAAAGAAAATATTTACGCTTTACGATCCAACTTAGATAACGATGAAGAAGTTAAGAAGATTGGTACTAAAGTACAACGTGTACGAGAAGCAATTAAAAGTAAAGAAGCGGCAGGTATCAGTATAGCTGAAAAATACCCTCTTCTTAACCAAATGTTTAAAGCGTTACGTCCAGCAGCTCTATACGTTATTGGAGCGCCTGAAAAGGTCGGTAAATCTTCATTCATGCTTGATATAGCTATATTCTTGGTTGAAGCTTATGGAATACCTGTAGCATATGCCGATACAGAAATGACAGAAGAAGAGATTCTTTTGCGTATCGTTTCTAAATTATCAGGTGTTCCTGAAGATTCCATTTCTAATGATAACCTTAATGAAATGCAAGAACAATTAGTAAATCAAGCATGGGAAAAAGTTGAATCATTACCGCTTTATTATTTCAATGCTAATATGATGGATAATAGCAAACTTGAAAGTAAAGTTAAAGAGTTACAGTTAAAGTACAACATTCAGCTATTTGTCTACGATTATGTTAAAATACAATCTCACGAAATCGATGTAGGTCGTACAGATTTAGTTATGGCGGCTAAGATTGATACATTGAAAGAGAAGATAGCCAAGCAATGTAAAATACCTGTAATCACTTCAGGACAAGCTATCATAAATGAACAAACGAAGAAATGGAAGTTTTGGGAGACATCACATTTTGGCAAGTTAGCCGATGTTATTTGTTTCTTGTACAGAACTGATACTTCTGATCCATTGAAATATGGTACTCATGAATTAGTATTAACTACAGGACGTAAAGTTGACCAAAACTTAATCGGTAGAGCTATTGTGTTTGATTTCCAACAAAACATTCATAGCGTTAAAGAATTAGGTTGGGCTGACGGTAAAATTAAAGGTGTATAACAAATAGAGGGGTGATTATATGATTACTAAAAAAGAGATAGCGCAATTAAACAAGACAGTTGATATAGGGGTACTTTTCACCTTCTTAGGTTGCCCCTCTAAACTGTTACGACCAATGAATAAAAATCGTTCAGATTGGAGATTCCCTGCTTGGTTTAGAGGTGGGGATAATCCAAATGGATGCGCGGCAACTTATAATTATGATGAAGAAAAGTTCCGTGTGACTGACTTCACTAAAAAGACATTTTCTAACCTTGACTTAATTGAATTTATTACTAAGCAATGCGGTCATAGTTTCCAAGATGCAATAGGTTGGATGTCTTTTGCAAGTGGAAAGGAAATGGACAAACAAATTAATAACGGAATGATTGAAGGTTACAATTATCATGAAGAAGAATTAACTGAACCAGTTCCGATTGATCCAGCTATAGGTAATGCGATTCAATTTGGTTTACATCCGTATTGGGCAAATAGAGGTTACACACCTGAAGTAGCAAAACAATTTATGCTTGGTTATTACCCATTTAACGGTTCTTTAAAGGATAGAATAGTTCACCCTGTATTTGATGAACAGAATCGTCTAGTAGCTATTCAGGGACGTACAACGAATGATAATATCAATCCTAAGTATATGTTCGGTTCAACTCAACAAGGCCAATCAGCTAACTTAACGTTATACAATTTTTATGTCGCTAGTATGTACGCTAGGGAAAAACGTTGGATTGGTGTTGTTGAATCTGCTAATAGTGTGTGGAGAGCTTACCAATACGGACATTATAATTTTGTAGCTACATTAGGGACTTCAGTTACAGAACGTCAACTTAACTTATTAGCATCGTTAGGGGTCGATATTGTGTTGTTTATTGACCATGATGATGATGAATCGATGGCTGGTCAAGTAGCAGCTATGAAGACAGCAGCGCGGTTAAAAGAAAAAGGTTGTAATGTGTGGATTACAATACCACCATTTATAGCTGATCCGGCTGATTTGAATATGGAAACATTTAATCTTTGTTTAAAAAATCCAAAATGGTATCAATAGGGGGAGTAACAATGGAATGGTTTATAATTAGGGGTCTTATGTATGGCGTATTAACAGGAATGGTTCTTATACCTGTATCAATGATTTATTTCAAATACTTAGGTAAATTTTATAAATGGCTTATGAAAGGAGAATGAAAAATGATGAAAATTATTGTAGCAGGTGGTAGGAATTTCACTGATTATGGAAAGTTAAAAGCGATGTTAAATCATTTGTTTGTAACTTTAGATAAACGTGATATTGAAATTGTAAGTGGTACAGCTGAAGGGGCGGATCAGTTAGGTGAATGGTATGCTAAAGAATATAACATCCCTGTAAAACAATTCCCTGCTGATTGGGAAACTCACGGTAAGAAAGCAGGAGCTAAACGTAATAAAGAAATGGCTCAATATGCTGACGCTTGTATTTGCTTTTGGGACGGTTCAAGTCATGGCACACGTAATATGATTGACATTGCTACAGCTTATAAATTAGATTTACGTGTAATTAGATACTAAAGGAGTGATGGTATGACTTTTCCTGACTTAGAAACATTAGTTGAAGAATTGTGGGATGACTATGATAATCTTATTGAATTAGAACGTCACCTTAATAAAGTTTATCATTTCAGAAGAAAGTTCATTAAACAAATGATTTATAAAAAAGCAAAGGAGAAAACGAAATGACAGAATCGATAACTTTGAAAATAACTATCGAAAGTAGACAATTCACACCTTCAGAAGTTTTAAGTTTTGTAGATTCTCATTTGAATGGTGATATCTCTAATCAATTTATAGTCGAAGAAGTTACAAGGGAGGTAGAAGATGATGAATGAATATGACATTGGCATAGGATTACTTTCTATAATAGTTGGCGTTTGGCAATACTGGAATATAAAACAAATTCAAAAGTTACGTAAAGAAGTTATTTTCACAAAGAAGAAGTTAGTTGAAACTAGGGAACATTTCATTGATTTTGCAAAAGAATATAACCGACTTTTAGGGATCAGAAAGGAAGATAAAAATGATTAAAGAAACTTTAAAAGTATTTTTATTCATAGTTTTGGGGCTTGCTGCTGTTGTTGCGGCGGCCTTCATAACTTTTTGGATAGTTATAGCTGTATTAGGTGGTGTAGTTTGGTTTGGAATATTAGTTGGTAAAGTTATATTTTGGTCAATGGTGATTATCGCCGTATTATTATGGGTTAGTTATGAAATTGCGAAAGATGAAATGAAGTATAAAAAGTGACTATTCGTTGGAAAGGGATGAAGTAAAGTGAATTATTTATCATCAAGTAGGTTAACTTTAATTGATGTATGCGCGTTAAGTTTTAAATTCGATTATGTAGAAGGAACAAACATTGTATCGCCTGTAACGACTTGGTATGGAGCTTTCGGTAAACTTTGTCATGATATCTTTGATAAAATAGCTAAAGGTAATTATCAAGTTGACCAATACGCTGTAGCTGATTTCGATAAAGGATTCCCAACTTGTGAAATACCTGAAGATAAGCGTGGTGAATATTATCAAAAAGGTAAACAGGCCATTATTGAACGCTATTATGTATTAACTGAAATGAGAAGAAAGGGAATACTCATTGGATCAGAATTAGAATTCACTGTAGGATTTGATTTCACTGTACCACAACTATATGGCTTTATTGACTTAGCTTACACTAATGAATACGGTAAGATAGTTATTCGAGATTTCAAGTCATCTAAGCCGTTTACGCCTAAGAAAATGAGCGAACAGTGGCAACCATATGTTTATCCATTAGCTTATTATTTAGTTACTGGTGTTAAACCTGACATCTTTGAATTTGACCACTTTATGCATAACGAAACACGTACAGTGATTATCGACGATGTGCATTTAGAATTAGCTAAAGCAAAGATTAAAGCGCAATGGGAAAAGATTAAATCAAGTAATTATGCAGCTACGTACAATTGGTTTTGGTGTAATAACTTTTGCGAGTACAAACATGCTTGTCCATTATTTTTATCAAAACATTCATAAAAAAGTGTTGACGAACATAAAATAGTAGTTTATATTTGAAACATAACTTATTAAGGAGTTGAAGTTAAATGGAAAACAAAATAACTTTTACAAAAACGGAATTGTTAGTTTTAATCGGTGGAGTTGCAGCGATTTGGGATGAAAAGAGTGGTAACTTAGAAGGTTACGATAAAGCTTTAGATGAACGTATTGAAAAGATTTTCAACGCTGAATTAGTGGAAGATGAAAAAACAGGGAAGGTAGAAGCTGCTGATCCTGCTGTAGATAAAGAGATTGAAGAAGATGAAACTTACGCTAAATTAATTCACAAATTAGCCGATATTTACGAAGGTGGTGTTGAATAGTGGAAATCGCTCTTTCTTATAACTCAGAACAAATTAAACAGTTAATTCAAGATGATATTCAAAGAAAAATAAATGCTTATATCCCATTAGAAAAAATCGAAATTAAAGTTAAGTCACAACAAAATTATCGTGTTCATGAATGGGAACCTGGAGATTTAAAATTAGATATGAAAGTTGATATTTAAGGGGGAACAATGATGACAACACATTACGATAGACTTTACGAAGAACAATTTTGGCAAGTATTAAAAGAAGGATGTTCTACAATTGGACAAGATGTAAGAACCGTATGGAATGATGAAGGAGTTAAAACACCAGCTCATACGATTGAATACTTAAATAAGCAGCTACGTTTTGAAAGTGGAGCTGTACCAATCTTAACTTCTAAGTATGTAGCATGGAAGTTAGCGATTAAAGAAATGTTTTGGATTTGGGTTTGGAAATCGAATGTTGTAGACGATTTAAGAAAGTTGAATGGTACTAATAAAACTGTTTGGTCTGAATGGGAACGAGAAGATGGAACAATTGGTAAAGCTTACGGTTGGCAATTAATAAACAAATTTAGAACAGTTAAGGAAACAGATTTATTAATTGATATGATTAATGACGATGAATTAATGAATGCTGTACCACACGATGCTAAAGGTTATTGGAAATTGGATCAGGTTGATTATCTGCTTTACACATTGAAGTCAAATCCTAAATCACGCCGTATTAAAACAACATTATGGTGCGTTGAAGACTTAGATGATATGGCATTAGAACCATGTGTATATGAAACTCATTGGCAAACTCAACGCGGCGAATTACACCTTACAGTTAATGTCCGTTCAAATGATTTAGGTTTAGGACAACCATTTAACGTATTCCAATATTACATTTTACAATGCATGGTTGCTCAAGTTACAGGATTTAAGATTGGTAGTTTGGTATTCAACATCGATAATGTACATGTTTATGACCGTCACATTATGCCAATGCTACAACAAATGCAAAACGAAACTCATAGAACACCTGAATTATGGATTGATCCTAAAGTTAAAAGATTCTACGACTTCACACCGGATAGTTTTAAATTAAGATTCTATGATGATGAAGTTAAGTTACCACGCGTTAAAATGCAAGTAGCTGAATAATAAAAAGGGGGATTTAAAATGGAAAACAAAGTAGCGAAACACGAAGTTATAGTCAGATATATTGTAGAAAAGGATGGATTGTTCGTTAGTGCAGCGAGATTCACCCCTTCAAGTAAACTTGAGACAGTTTCTTTTACTAGTATTGAAGGTAACTCTCTCAAATATGAAAATACAGAAAAAAATATTGAATATGCAAAAACTTTAGCTAAAGAAATTAAAGGTAAAGTAATCAAGAAAACAACAACTACAATTATAACTATTAACAAAGAAGAGGTGAATATCAATGAATAGAGAAAACAATGTGTATGAAATTACTAAAATAATTTCTGAATGGAAAGAGGGTAAATAAATAGGAAGGGCTTTATGCCTTTCCTTAACTTTTAAAAAAAGGATGGTGTTATCTTGTCAAATAAATTCACGCCTAACAACTATGTAGAACATGACGACTGTATAGAATTATTCATGTTAGATAAACATGGGAATATCAAAGGTAGTACATTTTTCTCGAAAGAACATAAAGAATTAGTTTTAAGTTATAGATGGTATATGCATACAGATAGAACAAGTTATACTTATTACGCTAGAGGTGGAAAAGGAAAAGAAAAAATCCTTATGCATAGATTGATAATCGAATCTAAAAATGGTGAATTATCAAAAGGATTAACAGTGGATCACAAAGATAAAAATGGTTTGAATAACATTGACTTTAACTTGAAAATATCGACAGACAGTGAGCAGCAACATAACAAAGGTATTTTCAAAAATAACACTTCAGGAATTAAGGGCGTTAGTTATTGTAAGACTAAAGGGAAATGGGTATCACAAATAAATATCAATAAAAAGATAAAAAGAAAATCATTTGAAGATAAAGATGAAGCTATCGCTCAAAGAAAAGAATGGGAAAAAGAAATTAAAGGAGTTGTTTGTTGATGATAAAGATGATTTTAGCTTGTGACTTGAACGGCGTTATAGGTGACGGAAATTCTCTTCCTTGGGGTCGCTCCCTCCCTTATGATTTAAACCGATTCAAGGAGCTCACAGAAGGTCATATCGTAGTAATGGGTAGAAAGACATTTGAGTCACTTGGTAGCAAGCCCTTACCAAATAGAGAGAATGTTGTTTTGACAAGTAATCCAGCAGCGTATAAGAATGGTAAATATTTATATCATGTAGATTCAGTTGAGAGGATTTTTAATGAATATGATTTAGTTACAGGTAATTTAGATTTATGGATCATTGGTGGAATGAACGTATATGAACAGTTTATGCCATATGTACAAGAAATATACATCACATTAATTCAAAATAAATTTGAAGGTGACACAAAGTTAAGTTCTAATTTTAAATATAAATTATTCCACGAGTTCAAACGTGAAGTTTTAGAAGTTAAAGATGTTGATGAAAATAATTTATTTATGATGATATTCGAAAAACACACACGCGTTAAAGGAGAGTACAACTAATGTCTGAAGAACAAAAACCATTTTACTTAATCGTCTTTGATCCATCACTTAATTCAAGCGGTTGGGCTGTATTCATAGTTAAAGATAAACCTAAAATACTTAACTTCGGACATATACCTAATCATCATTTTTCAACCAAGCAAATTGGAATGAAGTTAGCTAATATAGAAGCCGAATTATTCCGTTTAAGAAATATGTATTACCCACACGTTGTAATTAAAGAAGAACTTGTAACTAAAACAAAAGATGCAATGGCTGGTGTTAATGTAAGTTTCGAATCACCAATCTTAGCTAAAGTACATGGTATCGCTGAAAAAGTATTCTGTAACCTTGAAATTGAAGATGTTCATAACAAACAATTTAAATTACGCTTTACTGGTCATGGAGAAGCTAGTAAAGAAAAAGTTGAAGCTGAATGCAAGAAGTATGAAAAAGAGTTACAGGCAAAGACTGAATTTAAAACTCCACCATTCGTGTTCCAAACGGACGATCAATCGGATGCTGTAGGTATTGGTATTGACTGGTTAATTAGAAATGGATATCTAAAGAACAGAAGGAGAGATAAATAATGGAATGGAAAGAAGCGCAAGAAAGAGCTAGATTTTTTGATTTCGATATCAATATGACTAATGGAGCGAGAACTTGGTTCAACGCAATTAAACAATGGGATTATACAGGTCAATCATTCGCGTTAGAAGTTAATCCTGAAGAGAATAAATTTAAATTTACTAAGATGGTAGGTATGGTTATTATAACTACAGATTGGTGCGGTTCATTCGATGATGATGTTCATTTTTTGAAAATACAAAGAGTGTTCATGGAGACAATCGAAAAATTAAAACAGGAGGGGTGTTAAGATGAAAAATAAATTTGGTGTATTGAAAATAGAGGATGTGCTAAAGGTATCTACCGAAAGTGAGTTATTAGTTCTAGATGGTATTGTTAGAAAGATTGGGATTATGAGGAAAGAAGAAGGAAGAAACCCTGATCCTCATTATTATGTAGTCAATACTGACGAACCATACGCTGAAGAAGTTTTAAATTTAATTCAAAAACATGAAGGTGAAAATTAATAAAATTTGAATTTTGTAAGAAAGTAGGTGGGGAAATGAAGTTAAAGGAAAAGCAAAAAGAATGGGAAGAAAAATACAATGAAAACAGTAATTATGGCGTAGCTTGTTAAGAATCATAGGTTAGTGAAACCGAACAAAAGCGTTATTTTGTAGAGGGGAATTAACCCCTCTTTTTTATTTATCCAAACCATAACCAACCATACATAAGAATTAAGAATACAGCAACTATTATAGCTACAATGTTTAATCCCATAAAAATAACCCCCTGAACGTATTATGTCCAAGAGGTTACTTATAATTCATTATTTAGTGTAAGTCTTTATCTTTTAGAACTTCTTTTTGAGCTTTACCTTTTTTACCTAAATAGTTATTTTTCCAAGTTGTCCAAGAAGCAACAGCACCCATTAAAATAACGGAAATGACAGTAGCTTCAGCTTCACCAATTGGAATTGGAGGTAAACCAGCTAAAGTAAGAGCAGCGTTCACCATCGTAGCAACTAAGACAATAACACGAATAACACTAGCTTTATCCATTCTTAACAACTCCTTTTTATTATACTTCTAATAATTCAACGAACCAACCTTTGTAATCTTTGCAATACCAATGAATAGGTCCTAATTGGTTACGATCAGCTACAGGGTTTGTTTCAAGATAGAAGATTCCTTGACCTTGATACACTAATTTACCAGTAACATTGAACTCAGCTAACTTGTCCATCATTTCTTGAGCTAAAGGACAACCAAGACCACCAGTTTTCATAACCCACATTTTAGCAGCACCTCCTGTATTATTATTAGAACCTCCACTTGTTTCTTGTCCAAAGTAAGCGAAGATAACAGCAGAAGTAATTTTATCTACATTCCATTTTGCCATATCGCTATCATTATCAATGAAACCAGCTTCGATTAAGAATACCGGACAAGCAGTAGAACGAATAACTCCAAGGTCATTACGGATTTTACCGCCACGGTTACGCCAGCCTGTACGTTTTGCAATCTCAGCAGAAATCTTATTAGCCATCGGTAATTCTTTTTCTGAATAACATAACACTTCTACGCCGTGACCAGTTGTATCATGAGCATTTAAATGCCAAGAGAAACCTACATCATTGTAACGAGAGTTAATGTTTCGTACTTGGTTATTAACAATCATATTTTGAGTTGTTCCTAAATCATCAGTATCATCTTTAACATCATGACCTAATCCGCGTAACTTGCTAATAAAATCAGCGTTACATTGACGATCCATAACGTGTTCTTTTCTGTCGCCCCAATTAGCACCTTGAACTTTTGCATTATGTCCTCCATGACTTGATACTTTAGCCATTTTTCATCAACCCTTTCTTTTAATCTTTATTAATTTTATCCCACAATCTTTCAAACTCTTTATCATTCTTTAGTTGCATCATTTCCTGTTGCTTTTGTATATTCGACACGCTTGTACTAACTTCCTTCACTGTCCCTGTAATATCTTCAAGGGAGTTATTAAATTTGTTTATTTCTGTTACTAAGTCTTTATTATGATCCATTAGCAAATTCTCCCTTGCTTCACTTTTTCGATTATTGTCATCCATAATCTTTAGTAAAGTTTTTTGGTGTTTCTCATAAGTTTTACGCGCTTCTTCATTGGCCACTTGCTGTTCGTCTTCTTTTTTATTGACTTTTCTGTAAAGATACCAAAAAGCTAATCCCCCAACGATGATTAGCAAAATAGCGAATACGAAGGGGGATTGTGCAATCTCACTAGCAACTTTTACAAAGTCTAGTAAAGATATCATAATGATTATCCTTGAGGAATTGCAGAAGCATCTTGGATTTGTTTAGCTTCTTGTTCTAAAACTTGTTTTTGTTGAGAAGCTTTATACGCTTCGTACTCAGCCATAAAAGTAGGGCAATCACCATTATTAACGATAGCGTGATAACGAACAGGATAAGTTGATAAAGGAACACCATAACCAACCATGCGACAAATAAAAGCTTGTTGATTAGGCATCCAAATATTGTCATCGAAAACGTATTGTGGATAATTTAATTCAGCCATTAATATTACCTTCTTTCTAATTAATTTTGTTTGCTAAAAAGATAGTCCAGTGTTCCATAAGTAGCATTTTGAAAATCTAAATTCATTTCTTGTTGCGCCTTTAATTCTTCTTGTAACTTCTCAACTTTTTGCGCTAAAGTTAATTCCGGTTCAGGGATTACAGGTGGTGTTTCACCATCTTTTAATACTAATTTAGGTCTGAATCCCTCCATAGCAACTTTGTACTTTCTAATTTCAAAAGCTTGTTGAGCAGGTACTTTGTTAATAATTAAATCGTACTCAGTAGAATTCTCTACTGATAAACAAATATTAGGCCCTGAAATAGAATTAGTTATATTGCCATTTTCATCAACTCTTACAAAAACATTTGTAACATCGCTCACCTAATCACCCCCTTTCATTGTTATTAATCAACCATCTACCCAAATACGAATGCAACGAAGTCTAGCTAAAGAAGCTGACCAAGAGTATAAGCATAGGTAAATAGCATCAACTTCGTAATTTGGAGTTCCTAAATCTAATCTCATGGTTTCTGCAAACGATGCATTATTATGTGTGAATGGTCTTTGAATAAGGATTCTCGATCCACCTCTATCGTAAATAACGACAGCGCATTCAGCACCAGCGTTTTCAACATAAAAACCTAACTCTAAATTCAGATACCTTCCTGACTTTTGAAAAGAATAGAATTGACAAGATTGATCCGTTCGGTTAGTTCCGGCTTTTGTTTCCCACCACCATTGATTCATTCCGATGTTACCACCTCTAAAGTATGGTTCATGAGACATAACACCGAAATTCCATTTTTGCATTCCGTTTTGAATGAATGGAACACCATCAGGTCGATAGATAGTGATCGCTCCATTATTTACTGTCAAACCGTTTGTATCGCCACGGACAACTTCACTGTTGGAAGCATTCTTAATGGATAAAATACCATTTTGACCTGAACCACCAATGTTTACCTGTCCAGTGTATAAACCATTACTATCTAGATACGACATTTTTCTCGTAACACCTGAAGCGAGTTGAGCTTCCGAAAGACCACCATCAATTTGAATAGCTCCACCAGCGATGTAAAGGCCACGATAATCTAAACGAGCATACTTACTAGCATCAGTACCACTTGCTGTTATACCGTTCGCGTCCATGAGGATACTTGTTGGTAAGGGAGCATTCAAACGTAAATCCTTACGAACGTTAGCATCAGATTGACCATTGTTGTTATTGACTCCTTGTATCATTCCGTTAACAACTTTACAACTTATAGTAGCAGGAGGGAATACATTACCAAGACCTGTCCATTGTTCTAGTCCATTGTAGCGACCTAAACCTTTCATACCGATAAACGCATAAGGCAAACGCCCCTGTAGGATAGTTCCTGAAGCTCCAATTGAAACAAGAGCAGTCAATAAGTTTGTATTGAAATTGATTGCATCACAAGAACTTAAAGTTATGAATACGTCATTACCTAAAGAATTAATTTTTGTAGCTAAATCATTTCTAGGTACATCAGAACCGTATACATCATAAGTGATATCATCAACTACAGCTAAAGTATCTTTCTTTAATGTAACGAGTCTTAAACCTCTACCGTCAATACTGTCATAAATGACATTTCCGTTAACTGTTAGTTTTCTGTTTCTGTCTGTTATATCTGTAGCTGAACCTTGAAGGAATATTTCACCGTTAGTAGTATCGAATGGATTAGGTTTCCATTCACTTGCTGTAGTACCTTTTTCTAATTGAGGAAGTGCAATACGTCCTCCTGTTTGGGTAGCGCCAGTATAATTAACCCTGAATATAAAATGAATATATTTAGCATCAGGTTGAGTTTTGATTGTATATGTTGTTGTTGATCTCGGCGATGACATATCCCACGGATTAGAAAACGTCTTTACATTATCTTTGTAAACATTAGTTGCTGTTTTATCAGCTTTCTTTTCCCATAAATATATTTGGAAAGAACCACCACTATTACAAGAAAACGTATATTCTGTATTAGGTTCTACTTCTATATATTGAGCGAAATCAGTATAAGAAGAAGTTACTATTGTTTCGATGTTTCTAATTCCATTGGGCATTATTCCGGTTTTAATTGTAGTTCTATCTTTGTTAAAAATCCAATTAGCTAAATACTTAAATTCAGAATCGACAATCAAGTTTGTTTTACCTGTATCAGCATCTTCAGGAGCAGCTGACCAATCGAAAGGTTTAGTTCCTTTGTATAATGCTACCCATTCAACTGTAGCACTAGTTGTGTTTTGTGGGACATTATACAATCGTAAAGAACGTTGATTATTAGTTGTAGTAGCTACCGCTTTGAATGTAACGTAATAAATACCACTACCTTCAATAAATTCAACTTCAGCATATCCTACATTAGTAGAACCGCCGTTTTGCCAAATACCAAATCTTTGACCGGAAGGAACAGAACCTTTCACAACGAACGTATAATTCTGTCCAGCAATAAAATCTTCAGTAAGTGTATAATCATTTAATAAATAATCATTTACGGAAATTGCTCTTTTAGAATTCAAAAGAATATTTCTTGTACTTTGTATTCCGTCAATATTACCTTGAATAATGTTATTTACTTTCTTGATTAATTCAGCTTGTTTTGCATAGTACGTGTCAAATTGAGCGCGGAATGTAGCACCGTTAATCGTATCTGTAGAAGCCATATTTTTCAGATAACCAGTAGTTCCGTTTAATGTATTATTCAATACGTTATAAGCATTAATGTACGCATTAAGTTCACCTGAAGCTCCATAGTAACTTTTACCTAAAGCTTCAAATTGCGGCTTCTCAGCAGCTATTGTACCCCATTCTTTCTTTAATTGAACTTTTTCTAAAGGAGTTAATTTATTATCACTAGACATATCAGCGATAGCATTTTTGCTTTCTTCAGCTTTTTTGTCTAATTCTTCAATGATTAAATCATTAGGATTAGGACTCCATTCACTTAAAGTGCCACCATATTGAATCATCGGTTTAGCGAATATTCCAATCCCATTTCTTCTAACGTAGAAGACATATTCGAAATAAATAACTTTAGGATCAGTAAATTTAAAAGTGAAATTAAATCGTTGCCATTCAAGACTCTTTGTTGGTTTTGTTTCAACGGCGAAAGTTTGTGCCATTATACGATTTTTAGAGATATCATAACCTCTTACCTCAACTGACATTCCATAATCTAAAGCAGCAATATCAGGAGAATAAGCGTATATACTAACTGTCATATCTTTATTTGTTGTAACAGGGAAAAGTTTTGAATTAGCACCTCTCCAAGCGTTTGCCGATAATCCACTTTGAGCTGATTTGATGACTTTAAGTCCGCCAAAATCATTAGAATTTTCTATTGTTACATTCGCGGCTAATCCCCAAGACTTACTTATTAAATTTGTTTCATCACGTAAAAACGAACTATTCACAAGAATATTAGCGCCTTGACTAGCAACATCATCTATTAATCCTTTAGACGTATCGGAAACCTTCTTCAACAATTTAGCTTTAGTATCATAGTAATCTTTGAAACGTTGTCTAAATACAGCTCTATCTACACCTGAAGTTTCGTTCATTTTAACTAACAATGGATCAACGAAAGTCTTTAATGCGTTATAAGCTGTATTGTATGCAGCCCTTTCCGATGATGAAGTCAAATTAAATGCGTCAGCTGAAGCTAGTGTTGTACTGAATTCAGCAGTAATTGAATCATAATCAGTCTTTAGTTGAATCTTCTCAACTGGTGTTAATTTCGAATCAAGAGACATATCATTTACCGAATTAGTAACATCTTGAGCTTTTTTATCAGCATCTTTAATAGCTTTATCGATATCTTCAATCGCTGGTGTCCATTCAGTTGCCTTACTTCCTAATTCAAGTTTTGGCCTTCCTGCTTTTACAACATCGCCGCCAGTTTGAACGTAAACACTATTTTGAACAACCGACTCAATTTCAACATCTTTTAATGTCATGCTATTTGTGATTCTTCCTTTGAAACTTTCGCCAGCAGTTAATTGTTTCCAAGCTCCAAAATATTGCGTAGTCCCATCTACATATTTAACAGAAGGTTCAAAACCAATTCTAAAAGCGCCTGAAGGTGGAGCTACAGCTTTTACAACTTCAATATCAACACTTACACTTATAGTTTTACCTCTTAAATCTTTTAAATCATTAACAAACGAAACTGCTTTATTTCCAACTGAAGTTAAGTAGAAATCAGAATCCAAAACGAGATTTCTTCCTATGAAATTAATTCCATCTATATTACCTTGTAACTTAGTTTGAACAGCTACAGTTAACGTTTGTACAGCTTTGAAATAGTCTAACCATTTAGTTCTCCAATCAGTAGGTACTACAGTGATAGGTTTATCTTTATTAGCAGCTGAAGCATCCCAAGGTTTAGGAGTCATTCCATTTAAATAAGTTTGCAATGAATTGTATGCAGTTTCTACAGCTACATAAACAGCTTCATTTGTTTTAATACCTACATTTTGTGCAGCTTTACGAATTGTGAAAACTTCACCAACACCATTAGTCCACAATTGGGCAGCTGTAGGTAGTGAAGATAAATTGTCAGCAACAGATTGACCAATAATTGGAGTTAATTTATTTTTAACTTCTTGTCGTTCCGTAATATCAATTTTAGCATCGTCAACCATATTCCCAATAGTAGTTTCATGATTTTCTATCTTTCCATCAGCATCAGGGTCTAATTTCCCTAAATCTAATGTTTGCTCAATCCAACTTGTACCATTCCATTTCCATAATTGGTTAGGTGTTTTACTGTCATCAATCCATAACTGATTAGGTTTTGGATTAGTCGGTTTAACACCACCAATAATAGCATCCGATAAATCTGTAAGTGTTATAGTGCCACTTGCAATGATTTGTTTTACCATTCCCAACATTCCTCTCGATTTTATTACTTAACTTTTTGTCCATACATCACAAACTAAGTTTCCTATATTATTAATTTGTAAGGCTGTAACTTTAATTGTTTTTCCTAAAGCGGTAAAATTAGGATCGACAACTGCACTCCCATCCCTTAAAGACCACTTATAATCATATATTGTACCATTAACATCTATTTCATTTCCACCTTGATATAACTTAGCTGTAGGATTTTTTTCACCTTGACCGTTTTTAAAGACAGTTCCTTCAGGAGAAAAGATAACTAACTGGATAGGGTCTGATTGGTCAATTATAGTAGCAACATCTTTATATGTTTTACCACTATAAACCGTTAAACAAATGAAACTAGTCATGCTATCTACAGCGCCAGCAGGGATTGTTAATGTTGCAGATGTATAACCAGTACAACCATAGTTAATTGTTGCGGTTAATTTTTCCCAACCAACACCAGCTCCTTGATCTGTCTGTCCGGCTTTGTATCTGTACCACTGATAAGTTAACCCTGTAGTCACTTGGTTTACGCCATTATAAATATCGCATTGAGCTTTTACGCTTCCTTCATTGTTACGAACAACATTTCCGTCAGGTGTCCAAACATAAGCTACAATTGCGTTTTGACCGTTAGTTCCGTTTGTTCCATCAGTACCATCAGAAACTACAGGTATTGTTTGTTCATCAAGTTTGTTAGATGTACCGCCAGCTAAATACATTTCAACTTTAATAGCTTTAATGCCAGTTGTAGGAGTCCAAACTTTAGGGACTGTTTCATTTGCAGAAGATGTATATTTAGCAGTTCCCCATGTAGTGCCATCAGTTGATTCATAAATCATCAATCGGCCACCATAGAATGCAGGAGCAGCAGAACCTACTTGTGATCTCATATCAACAGTTAACGTTGCTGGTACATATTTTCCTGTCTTATCTTTTTGAATTGCAGGAGCAGAATTAACTAGCCAATAAGAAGTTGCTGAAGAACCAGTTGTACCTTGTTTGTTTTTGATAATAGTAAAACGTTTTACAATATCAGGTTGTCCACTTTTCTTAGCTGTAATATCTACTGTTCCTGAATCAACAGACATTGCTGACACTTTGTACATATTTTTAGTTGTACCATCGAACGCTCCTGTAATTCCACTTGATGCAACAGCTGTATATGTCCAGTTCGCGCTATCATCAGTAGCTCCATTGTAAACCATCATTGTAGTTGTTGCTGTAGTGAATACACCGCCATTACCAGCGCTATCAGTCGGTACAGTATGAGTGTCATTTGTTAAAACAGCTGTAATAGCATTCTGACCATTAGAACCGTTCGTACCAGCCGTAACTTTAGCGAAATCGATTGTAGCAATTGCTTCAATTTCAGCTTGAACATCAGGATCAAACCAAGTAACTTTACAAATGAAACTGATTTGGTTTTTGTTCGATAATAAGTTAGTTTTAATCTTTAATGTTTTAAGTCCAGTAGTTGGAATTTCATAATTAGCATTAGTTACTAATTCAACTGTAGGAGCAGCAGCATCATACCATTTAATCTTTACGCTTGGATCAGTGATGATATCTTGATTAGAACCAGCGATAAACATTTGAGGTGTTAATACAACATTCGTTGCAGCCTGACTCCAATCCGGTACATAACTACCAGTACCATTAGGGTTGTAAATCTGAATCTTAGGTTGATTAGAATTTACGTACAATTGCAATACCTTTGCATCATTTAAATCAACTAACGTAATTTGACCTGAAGCAACTATATTTCCCATCTTTACCATTCCCTTCTTTATTTTGATTCTAAAACATTAATACCTCCCCAAAGTTATTCAGGGAGGTCAATGTCACAAGAAAACGTTGCGCGTCTGAAAATATCGTTGTCAGGAAGCATAACTTCTTTCCCTACTCCAATATGGTTCAAATTCCAATCATCATCAAAGTTTCCTTCGTTATCTTTCTTTTTCCAAATGAATGATGCAGCATCAAGTAAATCAGTTATATCTTCTTTACCTCTACGAACAACTGCATATAACTTAGTTGCTTTTTGGCCGTTAACGAAAGTTAATCCGTTCGTACTGTATATGTCACAAGAGAAAGTCACTTGGTCTTTAACTGATTCAATTAAATCATTAGCTTCTTTAATCATATCTTTAGAACGTTGTTCGATAGCTTCATTTAATTTCAGTTTAGCATTTTCATAATCAGAAAATCTTTGTGCATATAACATTGGATCAACTTTACTATCTCTTGTCATGTTCGGTTCAGCTAAGATAGCAGCGCCGTTATTTAAATCCTCATCAACGGTTAAATACTTTTTAAGTTTATCGAAATATAATTTGAAGTTAGAAATTTCTACAACTCCATCTTCAACAGGAAAATAATTTTTAGCGATAGATAATAATGATCCGTATTCAAGCTCAATCGATTTGAATTCACGCTTTAGAACTTGTTTTTCTATAATTGATATTATACTGTCATCAGCTAACTTCTTCACATTTTCGCTTGCTTCATTCCATTTACCTGTAGCATCGTCTGAAATTTGGTCTTCAGGTAATCCGTTAATGATATTGATACCACCGCCGAATATCTGTAGTCCGTATTGACCAGCTTGATATTGTCCCATTCTAACTTTAATGTTATTGTTTTGGTCGAATACTTCAATACCATAGTTGTTACCTAACATTAAAGAATTAGCATATTTCTGTTTCATTTGAATAGCAGTTGAATTATCGGTTTCAATATAAGGTGTTGATGTATCTGTATTTTCTAATTTAACTTTGTCGAACACAATTGATTCATCACTATTATTGCTACCGATTTTAGCAAGACGAACAACAGCCTTATTCGTTCGGTCAGGGCTAACAGCTTTGATTTCATACGTTTTATAAGCATCTATGTCTATAACTTTTGTATCCAGTAATTCAGCGCCATTATAAAAATCTAAATAGCCCTTACCAATACAGGAGTCAGGACTTGCCACAAATGATAAAACGTAATTATTACTTGGTTTGATACCATCTAAAATCTGTTCATAATAACCACTACCACTATTTGTGGTTGTGATTTCAAAACTGTTCATACCATGCAGCACTAAATTACCACCGGAACGAATACGCGATGTCGCGTTACCAGTTTCACGAACAAAGCGCCAGTAGTCAGGAATTAAATGTTTGCCATCTAAAGCTTGTACATCATTATAGTCAGCGAATCCAGTGTATAATTCAGCTCCACCGTTACGGATCAAGTTAGCATTGATTTCACTAATGAAGTCTAAGTTCGGTTTTCCTGAATTGGTATTCTCCCATGACTCACCTTTAAATGATTCATAAATCCACGGTGACTTATCAAGTTCAAGTAAACTTAAATCCATTGTCCAACCGTTAGTAATACTGAATGAATAGTTTATACGTTCAACGGTAAATTTATGATTAGTACCACTTTTAGGCTCAACTACTTTTACAACATGATTAAGTTTTAGTTCAGGGAATCCATCGATTTTAATTTGCAGCTTCTTACGATGTTCACTGTAATTATCAGCGATGAATTGACCAATCTTTTGAGCTAATTTAACATTGTTGATGTAATTGTTTTGAAATGACCACTCAGCCTTTTCATACTTTAAAATAGACGGTTCGTTCTTAACGTACACTTCAATCGGATTTAATACCTTAATTGGATATCCGCGTACTTGCAATGTAGAAATAGTTATATCGTCGCTATAGTTATTTTTTAGTACAAACTCACAACGTTTATCTTTTGCAGAAAACTTGAATGATTGTAATGATACAGTGTTTTGTACGTTAGGCTTATCAGAATAGACAAGCTTCTTTTCACCTTTAGAATCCCATACGGCAACATCTAAGGTATTTATCGAATCGATGTCATCACTGAATTGGATAGTGAATTTACGTTCTTTCAAAGTTAGTAAAGCAAGTTGTTGATACGAATAACTTACTGATAACATATCATTCAACCCAACATTTGTTAAACTGTCAGGATGGATCGTAATTGTACCAGTCTTAACATCTACAGCTTGGATGTAGATAGTCTTTCCTTGTGTGATATTTTTTAGTACAATCGGTTCATCTTTGGTATTGATTATAGGTAAATTAGCTTGGTCAATTTTAATTGAATTACCACCAAGATACTTAATGATTTCATTTTGAATTTTAACGACATTCTCAGGCGTTTCCCACACGATTTCAAGTGGAGCAATGTCTTTGTATTGTGAACTGATAGAAACCGTATTGACGATATCTGAAGCATCTACAGATTCATCGAATTCAAACATATCATCAATAGAGATTGTACACTTTTCAGCTGTATCTAATCTGTAGTCAAGCGCTAATTTAGTTTCAACAATGAATTCTTCACCTTCAAAATAAGCAGAACCTACAGTAGCTTTAATCAAATTACCTAATGCTTCAAAACAATTTTCTTCATCAAACTTTACATATCTATAAAAGAAATCCGTTTTAGGAATCTTACGCACGATATGAGCAGGTAATCCAGCAGCATCACATAAGATGTTTATTAATTGCTCTAAAGAGATATCACGATATGATTCTTTAGGAACTTCAGCTTTCTTAAATAACTTCATGTAATCGATTGTTTTAATATTGTATTTTGTTTCTTTCCAAGCAGGTTCGAAAGCTTCAATGTAACCAGCAGCATATACTTGCAATGCTTCTTCTTTAAATCCGGCCATTACTTTAAATTTAATGTTACTTTTGATTTTACCTTTGAATGGACTATTTGGATTATCATTATTAAAATGTTTATCCGAATTATCTACAGAAAAGCTAACGATGTCATGAGTGACACCACCTGTCTTTTCTCCTTCTTTTTCTTTACTCCCTGTAACCTCTAAGACATAATCAGCTATGTCGTACCATTTACTTAAATCTGAATATCCCTTATCGTCAAAGTCAACAAGGACTTTCATAATAGGGAATCTAGTTATTTGACTTAAACGACCTTGCATATTTTACACCTCTTCCAATGTAATTGATCCACTCCATAACTCCACACCATTCTTTTGTCTTTCGTTAATTCCAAATTCTTCTCCCCAATGAACAAAGTATTTCTTTCCGCTGTCATCAAAGAAAGATAAATTTTTACCTTGCTTAGAATACTTTTCAAATTGTGTGTACAAGTTAGCAACTTCATCTATATCTAAACTTTCGAATCCTAAAGCGAATGACATCTTAGTTGTTATGATATCTCGTTTACCTTTTCCACTAATCGTACGTCTTGTACCTGAACCTAAAATCTTTTCCGGTTTACTATAAGAAGAAGGAACGAAGAAGGCATAACCTTCTCCATCCACTCCTAATTTAAAATATCCAGCCATTAGTTGCCACGCTCCTCTTCTTCATCCATCATTTTCTTCATCAACATAACGAACTCTTTAAGTTCTGATTCACTAGCTATTGCGACACCAGTTTGTACAACGTAAGTTACGTTTCTATAAACATTAGTATCAGCTTTGTGCGTTTGTGTCTCGTTGTTAGTTTCGTTGTTTTGAGTGTAAGTTGGTTTAGCATACTTCATTTCTTCAAACGCTGGAATACGTTGAGTTGCAGGAACGATTTGATTCACTAATCCAACCATATGATTTAAGATTCCGATTACAGTGTTGAATAAACCAACTGTAATGTTTTGGATAGCCGTGTTAACCATTTGTGGAAGTTCTGTCATAGTCTTAGCAATAACTTCAGACGTTTGCAAGAAAATACCTTCCATGATAGGAGCAAAGTTATTTAATGCTTGTCCCATGTTACTAGTCCAGTTTCCGATGACATTAGCCCACTGTTGGCCGTTGAACATTTGAGTCATAGAACCAGCCATGTAATCTAAAGTCTCATTCCAAGTTGGTTTGATTTTCTCAATTGCGCCATTGATACCTTGCTCAATTCCAGAATAATCACCTTTCTGTTCAAAGACTTTGCCAAGGTCAGGAAGTTGTGATGTCATGATTTCTGTAATCATTTCTTGAACTGTTTTATCGATGTTATCATAGATGTCTTTCGTGATATCATTGATAGCCTTTTGTACATCTAGAACAGCACGTACAGTACCCTCAACGTCACGTACAACATTTCCGAATTCATCAGTCTTTTCAGTGATTAAAGATGAAGCGTTCCAATCAAAGATAGCATTAACTTTGTCTTTAATCTTTTCCATGATTTCAGTTTTCTTCTTCGTTTCTTCCATTTCGGCTTGCAGCTTTTTGTATTGCTCAGAAAGAGAACCTAAGATTTTTTCGTTGTCAGACATAATCTGTTTATTACCTTCAATGGAGTTGTAAAGTTCTTCCCATCTTGCATAAGCTTCTTTCCATTGATTCTCAAGTTCTTTAGTTGAATTGTTGATTTGTTCTTCGCTGTATCCCATCAACTTACCATAAGAGCGATCTTGATATAAACGTTCATTGATAGCAGAAAACTCTTTTTGGTATTGAGCTAATTGAGCTGAATTTTCAAGGTTGTTTGTGTTGTACTTGATTTTTGCGTTTTGCTCAAGAAGATTTTTACTTCTTTCTTGCATTTCTTTCATTTTGTTTTCAAGAGCTTCTAGTTGAGTTGGCTTTTCAGTGAAACCTAATGACTCCATGTTTTTAGAAACGAAATCATTAATGAACGTGTCTTCCTTGTAACGTGCATTCTCTTCATTTAAAGAACGATGAAGGTCAACGAATTTAGTTACTTGTTCATTAACTTTAGGCATCTTACTGATTAATTCATCAAGCCATTTTTTAGTGCGGTCAGCGTAAGCATCAACTTCATTTTGTCTAACAGCATTCAATAAGTCCTTCTTAGCTAAATCCTTAACTCCTTCAGGAAGGAATAAGTTAGCTTGGTCGAAAGCTCTTGAAGCGTAATCAACGTTGTTAGTTTGTTTCAATAGGTCGATAATTTGTTTGTTATAATCTTTTTTGTCATCTTCAGAATTAGCAGAACCTCTAATTGAATTAGACATTAACCATAACATATCGTTTACGCTATATGCGCCGATGTCTTTGACGTAACTAGCTGAAGATACACGATCACGATATTCACCTTGATAGAAGTTATTAGTTACAAACCCATTAGAAGAAGCGCGATAATCTCTATCGATCCAAGAACCGTAAATCTTATCGTAAGAACCTCTTGTATCAGGACTGTAATTTTTAGCAGCGATTTTTGGAGCAGGTTCATCCCAAAAACTACTTGAAACCCAACTTCCATCTTCAGCCTGAACATAACCAGCTTTTCCGCGGTTAGGATCAGTTCTGTCGTTTTCTTCAAAGCTGTCATCGTAAGCAAGTCTTCTCCAATCGTTACCTCCACCCATGCCGCCAACAACGCCGCCAACATGGAATTTAAGTTTACGATCTCCTTCTAACGGTGTTTTCATCATGTTAAATAAGTTTTTTTGTTGACTTTGAGTTAATACCATTTCACCTTTCAGTAAGCGAGTATCAACTTCATTGTTTCTACGGAACTTATCATCAACGATAGAACCATCAACTATACCACCAGTGTGATACTTACGAAGGTCACGAGTACCTTCATTTCCTCCACCAACCCAAGGCATAGGAGAAATAGCAGAACCACCACGACGTACTTCATAGTGAATATGAGGCCCTGTTGAACGACCAGTAGAACCGGATGATGCAATTACTGTACCAGCACCAACAAATGAACCTTCAGGAACATTAACTCCACTGTTATGACCATAGATATGAACGAACCCTGACATATCTTGGATAGCTACAACGTTTCCGTAACCACCATAACCTGAACCGTACGCACCGAAACCTGATTTAATTACGACACCACCAGTAGTTGCGCGAACAGGTGTTCCAGTAGGAGCAGCAAAGTCCATACCATTATGACCTGTAGTAGCACCTGTAAACGGATCAGAACGATAACCGAATTGAGAAGTTATAGGTAATCCACCGAATACACCTTTAGCAGTACCTCCACCACTCTTAACGAAGTCTTTAGTTTTATTAACTTTTGAAGATAAATCACGAACTCCTTCAGCACCGCCACCGCCGATTAAACCACCAGTAGCAAAGTTAAGAGCAATAGAACCTAAGTTTTTCAATCCGTTCCAAGCTGTTTTAAGGTCGTTTAACGCATCTTTCAAACTGTTAGATTCACTTTTCGCTCCACCAAGACCTGATTTGGCACTAGAATGAACACTACTAGAACCGGAAGAAGCGTCATTTGCTAAAGTTCCATATGATTTTCCAGTATCACTATTGGAATTTCTAACGTCTTTTAAATAACCTTGAACGTTAATTGACATTCCGTTTGTGGATTGGTCGATGTTATTATTACTTCCGCCTACTGTACCAGCAGTATTAGTAGAAGTTTGACCGAATGTATTATAGTTGTTACCCATACCGCCTAATTGGATACCAAATATATTACTAGTTGTATTAATCGATCCTTGCATTCCACTATTAGCACCTTGAACTCGGCCACCAGCATTCTCAGAAGTACCTGCTGTTTGGTTCATATTCTGTTGCATAGATGAATTAGAATTAGAGTAAGCTTGCGCGTTTTGACCTGCACTAGTACGAAGGTTATTATCAACGCCACCAATACGTCCGCCAGTATTTTCAGATGTTTCAGCTGTACCGTTTAAAATTCTTTGGATTCTTTGGTACTCAGTTTCGAATCTGAAAGCGGTTTGACCAGCTCCTTCTTGCATTTTACCTTGTGCTTCATTAGCTCCTTGTCCCATATCTCTAAAGGCTTTAGGAACTTCTACACCGATTTTTTGCTTTAATTCATTAGCTAAATCATTACTCATAAGACCAGTCATACGCATTGTTTCAATTGAACGAGCTAACTCTTCACGTTTTACACCTTCAGCTGTTTTAAAGATATCAGCGTTTTCTAATGACTTATCGGCTTCAACTCTTCTTTCATTAATCGACTTAATGATATTACGAGATTCATTGAAACGATTTTCAGCATCTTGACGTTCTTTTTCGTTACCAGCTTTAGCGTAATCCTCTACAGCTTTTTTAACATTTTCGTATGCATTAATATTAGCGCCAGCTTGATCTATGATTTTTTGGTTTCCATTGTACATTCCATCAGCAGCATCTTTACCTAAATTCAATCTATCAGCAACAGAACCGATAGCTTCTTTAAGTCCTGAATCCTCTAATGCACTACGCTGTTCTTGAGGAACTTTAGACATTAATGAAATGTAAGTCATTTGCTCTTTTAATGAAGCAATCATTTCATCTTTGAAACCAGCGATTTTAGAAAACGCGCTGAAAGCTTCTTCAGTGTTATCAGCTAAATCATTCATAGCTTTAGCGGCTTCAAGAATACCTTCAGGTTTGTCGCCTGACTTGATTTTTTCGTTTAACTTATTATAAGAGTCAGTTGCACGAATTGATTTTTCATCTAATTGAGCGATGAATTCATTGAATGTCATACCTTTTTCATAAGTTACGCCAAGTTCAGCAGCAGTCTTTTTAAGGTCTGAAGGTAAACGTTCGAACCAAGAATCAGTATCGTTCCATTTAGCCATTAAGTTATCTTTAAGCTCAGTGAATTTAAAACCTAAATTAACACTAGACATAGCGCTATTATCAAATGCAGCTTTTTGGTTTTGGAATGCAGCTTCAGTAAAACTAGCACCATCAGAAACTTCTTTAAGTTTGTCTCTCATTGAATCCAATTTATTTAAATCGTATTGCATGTTCGCTCCATCTTTGCTTTCATCAATACGTTTATTTAATTGGTCAAACTCATATTCAGCATTACGAGCAGATTCAGCCATTGATTCTACTTCTTGTTTCGCTTGAGACATACCACCGATTAATGATGTAACTCCTATTACAGCAGCAGTAACCCAAAAGAACGGATTGGCAATTGTAACCATAGCTAAAGTTCTAAGACCAGTCGTTAACTTTGATACAGCCCCACCCATACCAGCAGCCACAGTTGTAGAAGCACCCATTGAAGTAGCTAAGTTGTTAATCGCCATACCTGCTCTGTTCATAGGTACAGCTAAAGCAGTTCCAGCAGCTTGAGCAGCTCGAGCGCTATTAGCATACGCAACTCCTAAGAATCCTAAAGTGGCAATTACAGCAGGGATAGCAAATGATACAGCTCCTAATTTTTCAACTGTAAATGTAATACCTTCAGTGAACATTGTAACGCCTTTAAGAGCAGCTACCATAGCAGCACCGATACCAGCTTCACCTAAAGCGATAGCTAATTTTTGGAATGCAGCAATAGCTAAATTCATATTCGCATCAATAGACTGCATGTACTTATCGTACTCACGCATACCTGAACCAGCGGCGTGATAAGCTGTATCTGTAGCTTTTATTGCTTGCGGCCAACGATCCATTAATACCATGAAACGCGATAATTGGTGACGACCAGCAATAGTAACACCTAAGTTCTCACGTTGCGACTTAGAAAGTCCTCCCCATTTACCAGCTAAATCACCTAAGATATCATTAACATTTCTAGAATCTTTTGTAATATTATCAAATACATCTACACCTACATTTTTTAATCCTGAAATAGCGGAGTCAACAGTTGTAATACGAGAATAAATTGTTTTTAATGAGTTACCTACAATAGCCCCTGATTCACGAGTCGCTTCACCGATAGCTACAGTATGCCCTAAAACTTCCTCTAAACTTACACCGAATGCGTTAGCAGTACCACCAGCACGAGCTAATGATTGAGCTAAGTCATCAGAACTAACAGCGTAATCATTATCTACTTGGTTTAATTGGTCAACAATTTGAATAGATTGTTCAGCTTCTAAATTGAAAATTTTCATTGCAGAAGTTAAATAGGAAGCGGAAGTTGACATATCAATATCTGCTACTTTAGAGAATACAGTTGACATACGTGATAAATAGTTAATAGTATTTTCATCGAAACCTTGACGTGCGAATTCATTCATTGATTCTAAAACGCCAACAACTGTAACCCCTAATTCTTGAGCTGTATTAGTTGCAGTCTTTAACATACGGTCAAAACCAGCAGCAGAATCAGTAGCGCCCATGAATTGGTCTTCGCCCATAACCCTTTTAAGATTAGTCATTTGATGGTCAACTTCAACTATTGTTGTACCGATAGCTTTAAGGCCGTTAACCACTTGGAAGAATACAGTTGTAACAGCAGTCCACTGGATCATACGTTCAAATGCTATCCTTGTTTGGTTAGCCCATTCACCCATTGCGTTTGTGCCTTTTCTAGTTTCCTGTTCAGCATCGCGCATTGATTTTGCTACCTTATTATTACCGGAAGAAACAGCTTCAGAATACTGTACTAAACGTCCGTGTGATTGGTTATAATAACCGTTGATAGTTGTTAAAGCTCCTTGTTGGTCACGTAATGTTTGTGTGAACTTACCGTGACGGTCAATGTTAGCACGAATGATTTCACTGTTACCTTTAATAGCATTATTGTAAACATCGAATTGTCCACCGTTCATACGAAGTACGTTAGAAAGGTCAACCCCTTGATGCAACTTATTATATGCACGAGTTAAAGATTCAGCGTATTGTTCGTTCTTTTTCATTTCAGATGCAGCTTTAGCAGCTTCTTGAGCCAACTTCTTCTGTTCTTGAGCAGCAGCTTTTTCAGCTTGTGCTAATTGTTTTAAATGATTGTTTGTCGTTTGAACTGAATTAGAGAAGTTAACGAAACGTCCATTAGCAGAATCTAATTCACCTTTCATTTTAACGATATTACCTTGTGCATCTTTGAAGCTTGCATTCATTTTACCGTTTGAATCAACCATAACTTTAACGTCACGGCCATAACTTTTAAGTTGATTAGTTAATTTTTGTGTTGCTTGTTCCATTGCAGAAATGCTTTTCTTAGCATTCTCAATAGATGTCCCAGCAGCAGAAGTAGCGCCTTTTATCTTATCTACTTCTTGTGACATATTACGAATCACTTGAGCGTTTTTAGCGCCAGCTGTAGACGTTTGGTTCATTGATTGAGACATCTTTAATGAAGCTTGGTTAAACTTTTCAATAGTCTGTATAGCTTTATTCATTTCCTGTAACTCTTTAGTATTTACCTCAAACCGAATACCAACGCGACTATTCTCTTGCATTTACTACACCTTCCTTATATTAAGATTCAAAGTGAATGATAAATTGAATTTCAACCCTAGCCAAGAATAAATTCTCACGTACACGATAACTACTTACGAATTTACCTCCCAATTTGTACAAACCACGTTGCGCGAATTCAACTGAAGTTTCTTTCTTATTTACAGCAGCAACTATTTTCTGTACAATTCTATCCCTATCCATTACTCCATACGTATCACCTTGAGTTATAATTTGAAACGAATACGTAAGACGATAACGCTTCTTGTGTCCACCTCTACCATTCCTATAACCATACCTATCATCAATAGATAAGTCACGTTCGTACTCAATGTATATATTAGGTCTGTCAATGTTTAAATTATCATCAGCATTAGGTAATTCACCCAATATAATTTTCGCTTCAGGAACTTGCTTTTGAGCAAATTCTTTTACTATTCCTTTTGTCGTTTCAACATATTTTGATTGGTCATACATCAATACCATCTAATCACCTCCTACTCATTAGCATTTTCATCCTAGTCATATAACTTCTTTCAGCTTGCTTTAAGCCTTTTAATAATTCACTTTGAGTTTCTTCAATGAAAGGTCGTTCCGGCGCTGATCCACGTAAATCACCTGATTCAACACGTTCAGCTTTGTTGTACCAAGTTTCACCTTTTCTATCACGACTGTTTTCATCAATGTAAAATTCATACATTGCATACGATCCATCAACACTCATATTCTCAACTTTAGAACCATCTTTACCTCTTAAATGGTCAGTACGTTTGTATTTGTAAGGAGTGTACTTGTCGTATACCAAACTAAGCATCTTGTTATCAAACGCTCTATTAGTCTTATCTGATAGTTCGATAATAACACCTTGAGCTTCGTGTTCAGCAGCAGCCGTAAATTGTCTAAGTTGAGCAGCGAGTTTAACTAAATCTTTTGTATCAACACTCATTTTAATCATCGGTACACCTCTATTCAGTCGATTTAGTACCACGGACTACTTTACAAGTCATCTTACCTTGAATAGAATCACCTATATCAAATGGGGAGTTAAAAGCGAATCGTTGGTTTTTATAGACAAATACAACGTTATGCTTACCTCTTAAAACATCAAATACAGGAGAATCATAAACAAAACGAACGATACAATCACCGACATTTAACTTTCCATATTCAACTTCAATTAAATCTTCTTTGTACCAGTAAATTTTACCGATACCCATTTCTTTATAAAACTTCTTTTTCATCACCCCTCCTTCCCAAATCTCATATACTTCATTCCAAACGCCACCAACCATTTCAGTCCATTCGAATACAACTTCTTCTCCTACTTTATCGATGGTCATTTTAACATCACGGCGCATTGTTTCGTACATCGGTTTTACCATTGGGTTATTTCTCATATTTTCACCACCTATATAAAAAGAGGATAGGCACATTTAGCACCTACCCTCCTTGATTTTGTTTAGCTTGTCTATCGCGATAATCACGGTCAAGTTCCCATTTGGCTCTCATAAGAACTCGTTTGTCATGATCTATAGAATTCCAATCTTGAGGATTGATACTATAGCGTTCACACAAGTCTAACATTATATAAAAGTCGGTAATTCCTTCTTCTACTTTTTTAGTAGGACAAAGACTTACTTTCCCTCTTCAATTTCTTCATCAGATTCATCATTTAAAAGACCTGAAACTTCAAGACCTTTATTTACAACTTTACCAACGAATCCAGCAAGCTCAACTGATTTAATAAGTTCAACTTGTTCTTCAACTGTACCTTCAAGACCTTCTCCTTCACGTAAGAAAAGAGCAGCCATTTCATACATACGTTCTTTATCAATACGAATGACTTCAGCTTTGTAAACAGGATTATCAGGATCAGCAACAACTTTGATTCCTTTTTGAGAAGGTAATTTTTTAGTAGGTACTGCTGGTACTAATGCATTATACTTGTTATTGATTTCATCTAAAGCTTCTTGTTTTACAGAAGTTACTTCAAATGATACAACTTCGCCAGTTCCATCAATGAAATCAACATTCGATTTACGTTTTAAACTCTTAATTTTGTCAGTGAATTTTAATACAGCCATTTTCAACACCATACCTTTACATAATTTTTTTGAATTTACCACTCAACGAATAAGTTAAATCTCCACTGTCTGAAGAACCATTTTTAAAGCTGTTTCTTGTACAGCCGACTAACCTAACCATAGGTTTGCCATCTTCATCAATGAAACGTAAATTGAACAAATCGCCAAATTTACTAACTTCCTCGTTGTTCCATAAACCATTAATACTCCATGAATATTCCGGTTTCGCACTCCCAATATCAATTGTTTCGTTATTTATATTTGTTCGTGTCATTTTTTCTTCTGAATAGTTATAATCCAGTGATGTGCAGAAGTTTAAGTCATTGTCGTTCTTAACTTCTTTTAATCCAAAATAAGAGAACTGGTGACTGCCCGTACCAAACGATAGGCTTATTTTGACGACTTCTGTATTGGCAGGGGCTATATACGAACTCAAGAATATCAGTTTATTATTCAATTTAAATATCATCTTTTCAAAATCCAACTCTACTACATCGTTTGCTTTACCGACAAAATCAAGTACAGCTGTACCTTCATTTAGTTTAATTGTTAATTTAGTTGTAGCTCCACCTAAGATAATTTTAATTTTACCTTTTCTTATTCCGTACCAATTATCATCGAAAGATATATTATCACCTGTCTTTTTAACTTCTTCAGTTATAAGGTTATCGATGTATACATATATCTCTTCGTGCATATAACTTAACATATAATCCCCTCCTAATAAAAAATGACAAGAGGAATCATCCCCTTGCCACCTTTTTCATCATCCACCTGTAGCAGCATTCGTTGTTACGGCTAATTCTGTACTGAAGTCAGAAACCATATCGTCATTTGCTACAGCTTTAATTTTGAATTTGTATTCAGTGTTAGCAGTTAAACCACTAGCTGTATGAGTTAAACCGACAAGAGTCGTTTTCTTGACTCCATCTTGGTAAACGTCATAACCTTTAATACCCCTGCTATCCGTTACGGCTGTCCAGCTGATCTTAATTGATGTATCAGTTTTAGTATCAACCTTTAAGCCAGTTGGCGCTAGGGGAGCGCTAGGGTGTAACCACATGGCTTCCGTCAGTTGCGAACAATAACTTAGCGCCAGTTCCTTCCTTGTCATATAAGAAACGATTTTCGTAAGAACCTGAAGCAGAAATCGTATCGTCCTTGTCATCGCCACCACCAGCGAATTTAGGAGAGTTGATATCGCAATTGTGGAAGAAGTTAACCTCTACAACTTGATCCATATCATTAGTTGTTATTTGTTTAAGTGTACCATTCTTACCTTTAAGCATGAAGATAGAAAATTGAACACCAGCATACATTTGAGAAATATCAAACGTGTACTCTTTACGTCCTTTTTTCTTGTGTGATTTACTACGCTTGTTGTATTTTTGTGTTTCGTTTTCGTTTTCATCGAAACTAAATGAATCATCATAACCTAACTCAGTCCAAACGATATTAGTATCAGTTGGTAATGCTTTAGCAGATGTTGTTGTAAAATAAAGTTTTCGGTTGAAACCATTATAGATTTCTTCTCTACCAGTAAATACTACTTCAGCCATTATTAATGACCTCCTTCTAATTCTTCTATTGAATCCTTAACTGCATTTGCAACGTCAAGGACTTTAGTTTTAATCAATGCTCTAAGAGATTTATTTTCAATACAGTCAACATATCTTAATAAATCAACATGCATCTTCCAAGACTCTTCCGACTTAACCGTTTTATTTAAATTCATAGTTCCATCACAATCCCTTCAATTATTTCGTTCTTCTGACCGTTTAACAGTGAAATTGTATCTTTGAAATGTCGTGGCATAAGTCCACGCGTTACTTGTACAGCATCAGATTTGTATGAATAACTTTCACCGTCACTCCAAGCTTTTAAACCAGTGACTACAATTATAGCGCCCTCTAAGGCGATTAACTGTTCGTGTCTCTTGGAAGGTAAAGGCACTTCATAACCTAACGTATCTAATGCATCATTTAGAACGTCAGTTAAATATTCATTAGTGAATGCGGTCTTCTCTTCAGGAAGTTTATCCATCAGCTCTAAATCAGCTAATCTACGCCTAATGACCTGTAGTAAACGCTCCATACTACTTACCAGCAGCAGCTAATAGGATTTGTTGTTTTACAGCATCAGTAGCGTTATTGTCAATTTCATTTTGAAGCGCTAAATCCTGAATACTAACTAATTGTTCTAAAGTTAAAGTTTTTAAAATTTCAGTACGTTTTTCGTCACGAAGTTCGAAATAATATTCCGGCTCAAATGGTACAACTTCTACTTCTTTATCAAATTTAAAACCAACAGGCTCTAAGAATCTGTAAAGTGTTTTTGGTGAGTACATTTTAATATGGTCATACTCTTCTTCAGATAATGTAAGTTGTCTTCCAGTCTCAGCCGATCTTGTAGGATAAATCCCATCGAAGTTGATTGATAAGAAACCTCTATAATTGTTTTTGAATACAAATCGTTTAGCAGCCATTCCCTGACCTCTCCCTTGTTTTTAAATTTAAGAGGGGAAAATCCCCTCCTATTATTGAGCGTTCGTTTTAATCATGAACACATATTCAGGATATAAAATAGTGAAGCCCCACCATTTTTTAATCTTGATAGAGAATTCATCGTGTTCGTCATCAGTGATCGCTTTGTTAGATGTTTCACCGAAATCATCAACGTGACCAGCTTTACGAACTACTAAGAAGATAGTGTCTTGCTTGATTACGTCTTGTCCGTCTTCATCGTAGAATTCGTCTAAACGAACGATGTTAGCTCCACGGTAAACACCTAATTTACCAGTACGCATGATTTCATCTTTTTGTGTATCAGTGTAACCAGTGAAATCAGTGATTGGTAATAGTGATTGGTAAGTACCAACGATTGATACACTACCATGTTTTGCAGCAGCAGCTAAAGCTTTATCTAATGTTACTTTATCTAAAGCTCCATTGATTTTAAATACGTTGTTCGGTAAGTCAGTTACGTTTACAACAGTTTCTAAAGTTTTGTAGAAGTATTTGCAGTATAGAGTAACTAATGCTTCAATAGCACCTGAACGTAACTCTTCAACTGAACCGATACGACCTGTTTTTAATTGGTCTTCGTGACAAGCTGGACGAACAGCAAACTCTTCAGGCATTGCCATTACTACATCTTGGAAGATTTGAGATTTAGGAACGTAACCACCGCGAGTAATGTGGAACGCACGGAATTTACCTTTACGTTTGTACTCAACTTTTTCATTCCAAGCACGAGGTTTAGTATCGAAAAGTAAAGGACGAATATCGTATGCTTTCATTTCCGCTTCTAAATTCTCAGTGATTAATTGTGCAAGCTCTTCTTTACCTGCTGTTGTCATAGCTAAATTTTGGATTACTTTTGATAAAGCTTGAGCTTTTTCATCATATGTTGAAGCTGTAGAGTATTCTTTAACTTGTTCAAAAAACTTTTTACGTTCTGCAACAGTGTAAGCCATTATATAAAAACCTCCTTATGCCTTTTTAATAGCGATAGCAATTTCGCCATTTGCAAATTTTTCTGTTACTACACCAACCGCTACACCAGTAGCTAGTTTAATAAATTTACCTGCTTTAACTTCTACAGCATCACCAACAACTAATGCAGGATCAACAGAAGCTAAACCTTTAGTTACGAATTCATATTCATAACCAACACCAAGACGACAACGTTCGCCAGCTTTAACTTTTAAACGACCACGGTCAGTTTCTTGATAATCAAGGATGATTTTATCAACGATACCTTCGAATTGCGTAGAATCAGCAGCAGGTTCTAATAATTTAGTTTTTGGATCGCGTTTAACTGGTGAACCGAAAGGTAAGTCAACTTTCGCGATGCAATCACCATGTTTTGTTACTGTTAAATCTTTACGGTAGTAGAAAGATTCAGGGTTTGTAAAACGAGCAAATGCCATTATAAATTACCTCCTATTAATCAATTAGTCCAGCAAGTGAACTTTTGTTAGTTTTTACGTTAACTTTTGTATCAGAAGATACACCAGCAACTTCAGTTTGTGCTTCTTTTTTACCATTGCGTTTAGCTGTTTCTAAAACTAAACCATAAACTTCTTCAGACATTTCACCGAATTTAGCAGCAGTTTCAGTTTTTTCAGCTTCAGTGTATTCAACGTATTCAGCCATTTCAGCAAAACGTTCTGTAGCTAATTTAGCCTTTGCAGCAGTTTCTTTTTCTTCAGTAAGTGTTTTAACTTCAGCAGTTAATTTGTCAACATTCTTGTTAGCAGTTTCTAAAGTTTCAGCTAATGTTGATTTTTCACCTGTTAAAGTTTCGATAGTTTTAGTAGCAGTAGCTAATTTTGTTTCAGCAGATTCTAACTTAACATTAAGACCGCCGATATGAGCAACCGCTTCTTCTAATGTTTTAAACATAGAATTTGAACCTCCTTGTTCTTTTTTTTTATTTGCAACCTCTAGCGAATAGCTAAAAGGATTTGCCGGATCATCGACTACAGCAGAACCTATAAATTTAACATCTTTAGCTTTACGAATAGTACCTTCAACGCCAGCTTCTTCAAATGAACATTCCATTGAGAATCTAAGAGAACCAGCTTCATGAAGCATTTTCATTTGTTCAGCTTCTTCAGGATGTCTAATTTTCCATACCCTAGCTGTAGTTTTTAAATGAGTTATTTCATTTTCAACAAACGTTTCAGCGGCTATATGAGTGCCGATTATTTTTGCATCCCAATCTAATTTAGGGAAATTTGCTAACGAATGTCCTGTAGGTAAGTTGTCCCAATCAGGAACAATGATTAAAGGTTCGTTGATAATCGTTTCTTTAGCAGCTTCTAAAGCTTCAGCATCAGCATGCCAACCATTAAAGTTAGGTACTGAAGAAGCTAAAATGTAAGTGAAATCGTAATGATTTTTCGTTTCAGCAAATTCAAATTTTGTTATATCAGCTCTTTCGAACTTCAGCATCTTTTCACCTCCTATTGATCCCTTGATGGTTTCTTATCAGGATTATCAGGATTTGCACCTTGAGGTGAATCAGAAGGACGACCACCTTCATTACCAAACGACATCGTGCTTGACATTGGGCGTGGTTCGATTTTATACTTCTTCTCTTCTTGAATTTCTTTTTGTTCAGCTTCAAGATCATATCCATGCTGTTCAGCATAAGTATCACCTGAAAGGATACCGTCAAGATATAAGTCTCTTAATATAGCATGTTGAATTTTTTCATCAGTAAGGTTTAACTTACCTAATTTAATAGTTGGGTTATTATCAGGATTCAACCCAGTTTCAACGGCCATATCATAGAACAACTGATCCAATGCATCAATGATTTCCTCACGCGCATTTTCCATTGTTTGTTTAGCGGACATCATACCAGCACTTGCAGTGGCATAACTACCTTCACCCGTAAAGATTGATGGAGTGATACCCAATGATTGTAATAACATTTTCATCGGCACTTCATATTTTTCAGGATTGAATAATGCTGTATCAGGCTTAATTTCTTGAGCTTTTAATGTGTGATTACCAACTAAACGAGAACTATTTTTTAAGTTCTGTACTTTTTCGGTTAACTTATTGATCGCCTTTTCACCAGCAGGTCTGTCTTTGTCACCGATAGTAAAGATAATCATGAAGTCAATAACTTGGTCGATTGTTTCTTTTTCCATATCCATCAATTCTTCAATATGTTGAATCGGCTCAAATGCAGATGTAACAATTGATTTACCGTAACGACTATATCCTTCTCGATCAATCGCACAATGATAAGATTGTTCTAAAGGTAATTTATAATTTTCTGTCGTCCCTTTACTTAAACCATATGGGACTGTAGTTTCATCAGTCGTATTAAGTTTCAATTCAGCTACAGGTCTATCACGAAAATGACCTTTAACTTTAACATCAGCAGGAGCTAATTGATGAATCCAAACTGTTTTTCCTTTATCATCTTTTTCACGAAACCAAAAGATGTTACCTGCTTTATAAAGGTCTTGTAAACTTTGTCTAAGTACCTTGTTTAACTTTAATTTCTTTTTCATGGTCTGACAGAACTTCAAGTTCTTTTTAGTACCACCATCAAATAAGATGTCACCATAAGTAAAGGTAACATAAACACGGATACTAGACTTAACAAGTCCAATTTTATCAGCATAGAAATGAGCAAGGCTTACAATTTTAGGGAAATTGTTTTGATAATCAGCCAATAGTTCGTTTGTTTCTAATCCGGCGTTATGCAATACCGCTGAACTATACCGTTCTCTCTCTTCCTTATTAGTACGAGCAGAACCAAAAGCATAGTCTTCTTCAGTCTTCGGTACGTAACCGCCTTTAGCAACTTCTTCCATGTTCAACCTCCTTCCTCAATTTCTATAAAACAGTATTACAAAGTGCATATTTTAATTTCGCAATAGCCCTTACCAAAGAAGAGTTTTTTATTTAAAAGGTCATTATACAACCGCGAAAATGAAATCGTCTTCCTCTTCTCCATTCAATCTTTGCTCCAATGCCATGCAGCTATAAGCGAATACCGTCCAGCGGTCACGTTTAAGTCCTGACTTTTTCTCCTGTTCGAATTTGTAATACATTCCACTCGGTACAGCTTTAATTTGAGTAATCTCTTTTTTCATTGCGATTAACTCAAGGAATGCTAATTCGATATCCGGTTCTTCGTGACGATCTTGCAATACAGGCATATAAATACGTTTTTGTTCAATCATACGTTTAGCAGCAAGTCCCATGTTATGGTTGTTCTCCTGATTATGTTTGAAGTATTTTACAATCTTCTTACCGTATACATCAGGATTATTTCCTTCCATATCAAGCAGCGGTAATTGTTCTTGTTTAGAATCAGGGTCATCATAAGATTTTTCCAAGTAACCTTTTAATGCTAATCCTAATTTCTCACCATCCATCCAAATATGGTCAAGGTTAAAGTCACGGTCATACTTACGCATTTGTGCATGTATTTCTTCTAATGTCATACCTTTTTGGGCGCGCATCATTACAGGTTTGTTAAATCCAAGCGGATCAAGTTCACAAACCAAGAATGTAGTATTATCAGCAAAGTCTTTTTGTGAGATAGAGAAGTCACAATATAAACCGTATGATTTATGTTTTTCTCCCATTAATCTTGGTTCTAATTCTTCAGCCCAACGAATACGTCTGTCAAATAACATTGTAGGAATCCAAGAACCAGCGCTTTCACTTTGGAAAACTGATCCGTACTCCATCATAAAGTCACCTTCTGTATTATCTCGTTTCGCTTTCTGAATTGCTTTTTCATCGTATAATCCATATTTTAAAGGCATACGATAATCAACAATAGCTACATAATAATCAGGATTTCCAGCTTTAACACGGCTCAAGTATCTTTGAGTTGCAGCGTAGAAATGATTCCAAGTGTAGTATGCAGAAGAGAAGATAACGATACGGTTTCCTTCTGAACTTTCAGGATTGTTAGGATCGAACGCACGTTTAACGGTTAACATCGGCTCTACAACTAGTCGTACAATTTGTTCATCGATAGCAGCATATTCATCCACGTAAATATTATTGTAACGCTGACCGCGGATCGTAGAACCATCACCAAGCGGTAACGCCTGTATGAATGAACCATTTAAAAATTGACATTTACACTCTTCATTACCTTCTTTTAAATTACCGGAAACAAATTTTCGTAGCAGTTTCGATTTGTTGTATACTTCTTCTTTAAACTTCAGGAATAAGAACTTAGACTGACGATAAGAAGGAGCGATAATGCCAATACGCATATTAGGGAATAATAAAGCGTTCAAGGCCATATCAATAGCAGCAAGATAAGATTTACCTGATCCACGACTCATACACCAAAGAGGGAACGGTTTGCACCAAGAATTCTTTAATAGTTCCTTCTGATAAGGCATAAGTGAAATACCTAATATATCGTAACAAGCTTCTACAGGATGTGAACGGTAATAATGAATGAAGTCGATAAGGTCAACTTGAGAACGTCTTACACCTTGACGTACTTCACGAATAAATTGTCGCCTGTTTTTATTCACCGGACTAATACCACCTATAGGTTTAGTTCCGATTTCTTCTTCTTTACTCATTGTCCTCACCTCTATCTTTAAAGCTATCATCAAACGTTAAATCATTCTTTTCTTGAATCATCTTTCTGTCAGCATTTATTTGAAGGAAGTCGTAAAATTCTTCAATAGTAAAGCGGCCAATTAAATCTAAATCTTTTGGTTTTAAATCTAATTCATCAGACATTTTCTTTTTGAAATGATAATAAGTAGGAGATTCTTTCATAAAATCAACTACACGATCCGCAAACTTAATTAGAATATCTTGCATAGCATCGCGGTCTTCAATATGCTCAAATGCAAAGTATTCTTCCTTAAATCGCTTCTCATATTCAACTACAGCATTTGTAAACATATCTTCAGAATTAGCGTCACCAACAGATTGTCTTGTTGTAAACTTCATATCGTTGTTTAGTTTTGCATGTAAATCCTGAATCATTTTCAAACTTGCTATATCATCTTTAGTTGGATGTTGGGCTATTTTAGCTCCAAGTTCGTTCATCATTAATTCGTACTTAGCAAGCTGTATTACGCCGTTTTCTTGGAAAGGTGTCGCTATATCATAACCTTCATGGTAACGGTCAATAGCTCTACGAATTGTACCCATTTGTTGTTCTGTATAGAAGGAGTCACTTAATCCGTATTCATCGAATTCAGCATCTTTAACTTCCTTAACTTTAACTCCATCGTTCTTCATATTTTTGAAGCCAGCTAAACTATTTAAAGCTGTACGAAGAGTTTTGTTAGTACCTTTAATAACCCTTGCTTCAGCAGCTTGCAATAACTTTAAATCATATTCTTTCGGATTAGCTCCACCTAACTCAACTAAACTTTCGAATACATGACCATCTTTAGTTAAATACTGTTTTACTTCAGACATTTTATTCACCATCCTTACTTTTCTATAAACCAATATTACTTGAATAAGAAAATAAAAAAAGACCGCCGAAGCGATCCCTTTTACGACATGATTCCAGCAGCTTTTAAACCAGCTAATAATTTGTTTAAATCGGCAACAACACCAGCTACATCAGTAGCAGCACTATTAGGAATGCTAGTCATTTTGTTTGCAGTTAATTTCGTGTTTAATTGAGTTGTTGTAGCGTAATTACTTAAAGTTGATGTTTTAGCATAAACGGAATCGTGGTTATGGTCAGTTTTAGAATATCCAGCTAACATTTGATTAACTTGTTCAGCTGTTAAGCCACCACCTCCACCTAATGATCCAGCGTAAGAATACTTTCCGTTTTCATCAATAGTAACTAATACCATCGGTACGGCTTTAACGCCATTAACATCTTCTACAACTAACAATTCCTGTCCATTTGGAGACTTTTCTAAATTTGTTTTAATTTTATTTGTAACTTCAGCCATTCGATCACATCCTTTCGGAAACCATTAATACCAAATTTTACAACAAAAAAAGCACCAGCGATTAAGCCGATGCCTTCTTTGATAAACAACTAGAAAGGAAGATTTATAACTATGAAAAACAAATTAACCTATATTCCTAAGGGGGTAGGAGGTGTTTTCACACCATGATAGTAGCAGGATAGTGGAGTCGAACCACCTTACAGTTTCAGCTGAAGTAACTGCAATACCATAATCCTGCATGCGGTGGGTTGGTCAGGGGTCGAACCTAACTTTTTTATAAACGCATCAACGACTTTTCGCTTTGACTAGTATGCTTCATCGTCTCAAACGCATTTATAATGTTTTTCCTTCTTAAACTACAACCCATATTGCCGCGATTAAGCGGCTCAACGAAAACAAACGAGAATTTTATACGCGTTTCTTTTTTTCAGGACTCATATGTTCCTAAGTTTAACGGGCGCTTACGTCCCAATAAAAGAACTTATCTTGTGTAGGGATGGTTCTTTTAATTTGTTTTGTCGCACTCATAACCTTTCAACTTAATGCGACTTCTACATACCGTATGCGACTAACGTTGTAGAAAGTTTTAACGTATAAACAGCGTTCGCATTTTAATATACCATTTATACTAGGGTCACACGGTTCTTTAACCTTTAACTTTAACCGTTGAATCAACCAGTGATTGAAACCATGTCCAAACCTCATTCACTGTAGTTGATGTAAAGTTTTCGTATGTTCGATCCTTTGAACATGGAGATCGCATACAGGAAGTCTGTCTGTCGTTTATCTTTTAATGTCGCCGAACCAGTCACGACATCATGTTAGCCTTCTTTTTATATCGCAGTAGGACGGATATGCTTTGTTTAGGGTTTCGCCTAAACCACTTCAACATGACTAAAGTTTTATAGTTTCGGTGACGTAAGGGTGAGTCGAACACCTTCTACCTAAGGGACTCTTAGGTTGCATTCCCAACAATGCTACAAACGCCATGTTATAAACGAGGAATAGGGGAGTTGAACCCCTGACTCACGGTAGACAGCCGTGTATTTTACCACTAAACTAATTCCCCATGATTCTGTACCAGCCTTACGCGTAACTAGTACAGAAAATCTGATCCAAGATATGAAAGAGAGAAAACATATGGCGAAACGTATGTGTAACGTTTATAAGTTAATCTTAACAGTTATTAATTAACTTGTCAACAACATTTGCTAAAGTTATAGTTTAGCTTTGGAATTCAAATGAATCTAAATCTTTAAAATCAAATTCTCTTGCTGTAACTCCTAAAACAACAACTTGTAACACTGGTTGTCCACTAAGTTCAGTTCCACTTTTATATTTAAAATGCAAAGGCCTAGCTTCTTCAGAAACTTGCTTTGTAGTTCCTCCCCACTCAGGTACAGTCCTTTTAATTATTGCTTTCTTGAGAAGATTCTTTTGTACCTCTTCAGCGGCAGGGTAAATATTATTTTTATCAATTTCTATAATCATATTATAACCTCCAATATTTAATAAGAGTTAAAATAAATACAAATTATATATTAACTTTAAACTATAACTTAACTCGTGTAGTCTATAATTAAATTATATACGGCATACTTTATGCTTGTCAAGCTTTTTGACTCATGTAATTATTTCCAAATGCTATCCCTTCCCAATAGAATAGGCTTTATCGCTTGAAAATACTTTTCGACAAATTATTAACTTTAACTTCTGACTGTCCTATTGGAGAGGGCGGTTCGCGAAATCATATACCTCAGAATTACCCCAATTATCGTGTAAATGGATGTTTTTTGGATCGTCACCTGTAACTTTTGCAATTCGTTCTTTTTCTTTTCTGATACGTTCAGCTTTCATCATATAATCGCGTTCATCTTCCAGCACATGTTCACGGTCACGGATCATAGGTCTGTTGTCGAAATCTCCCCACGAACGAAGACTTGCTTTAAATTTTTCTTCACGCTGCAATTTAACTTTTTTCATTTTTATCACCTTTTCTTTTATATTTAAAATCTTCATAAGCTTCCATACCTAATGCGAACAATCCTAAAATCATAAGTGGACACCATAATAAAGCGAATAATATATAACCTAACCAATTATCGAAACCTATTTCTATAGAAGCAAGCAATCCTATTAATAAGTAAAATAAAACAGCAGCTAACATTACATACGCCCCTTTCTTTCTTCGTAAATCATTAGCGCAATAATAGCTAGTCCAACAATAAACATTGGCAACCATAATATCGTAAGTAAAACGAATGATACTTTAGAATAAACTTGAGTTTTAAAGGCAACAATAACCCCAATCAATAAATAAATAAATAACCAAAATAGAAACATTTCTTCATCCTCCAAACGTAAGTTCTTGTGTAAAATATACCATTTTATTCACTAAAAAGTCAAAATAATTATGTATAAAAAAAGTACCCAACTCTTAACGAGCAGGTACTTCTACAACCCCTTGTTTATCTACTTTATATCTCTTCCCTGAATCTGTATCTAAATTAAATCCTATGGACTTTAAAGTTTGTATCGTTTTAATTAAATCATTATTTTTAGCTTTTTCATGTTGAAGTAAATCCGAAATAACTTCTAACTCTTCATTGATTTTATTTAATTTATTCTTTATGGCCTGATTCTCTTTTTTAAGTTCTTCGTTACGTTTTCTGTCTTCGTCTTCTCTACTTACCTTTTCACTGTATGCTTTAACAACCTTTAATACATCATTGATCCCTATTTCATCAGGATTTGGATTTTGAGATTGTCTATATCTTTTTTTCTTTTTCTTTTTACCTTCTTTAAGAGCTAAGTTAAACGCGTGTTCATACTGTTGTTTCAATACAGTGAACCATCTATGTTTTAACGTTGTGAACGTTCTTGTGTAATTTAATTTTTCCTCAACTTCCTTACACGCATCATTTATAACTTCCCCATTCCTAACATACCGTAAAACCGTTTCAGCAAGTAACAGATCATCATTTTCCCAATCGCCATATTTAATTTTTGATTTAGTCATAAAAAATCTACCTCCTTGTTTACAGTATATTCACTTTAACCTCAAATGATACTAGCTATAATTAATTTATAACATTTATCATTGAAGTTAATCAATAGTGAATTACTGGAAAAGGAGGTAGACGTTAATTAAGCTTCATATCCTTCTTTTGTTGATTCTCCATTTTGTCGTGCGAAGTTTTCCTTGTTCTTTTCAAGGTATGCAGCTTTAATTTCTTCAGGTGAGAAACCAATTTGGTTAGCAAGTCCTAAGTATGTGCAAACTAAAGCGTGATAATCTTCAGAAAGGTAATCATGCATTGATTGTTGTAAGCCACCGTATAACTCAAGTTCTAATGCAATTGCGTTTGTGAAGTAAGACATTACCATTTCATCTTTACCTGTACCTTCTCCAAACTCAAGTACGATTGGTAAGAAATCGTCATCAGATGGATCAGGAATTAATTTAGCAGCAGCCAAGTTATTTCCACTTGATAAAATGAAATGCAATCCATCAACATACTCTTCTAAAGTAGTCGATTTAGGTTTATTATCCGGTTTCCAATCCTTGAATGACTCTTGATGATCGTTAGCACATTCTGTAAATTCAACGATACCAGCGAAGAAACGTTTCATTAAAGAGGTACGTTCAGTTAAAATTAAACCGCGTTTTTCAGCAATGTAAGCATCTAAAGTTTTTTGGATATCAAATAGTTCTTTCAAATTAATTGTCTTTGTCATTGGTAAAACCTCCAAGTATTTTATAATTTAATCCTAACATAACTTAATTTTTACGTAAAGTTAATTCTGTTCGTAATACTCTTTCATAACACCTATAGCCTTTTCATATCTACGTTTTGCTGTATCAACTGAAAATCCCATCAACTTTCCAATCTTAGTTAAGTTGTGGTCATCAATTATCTTGTAACAAAGAACTTGATAACATTGGTCATCTAAAAGATTCTTTGCTATTTCTAACATTTCGCCCTTAGTTTCATCGTAACCATCATCAATGATTTCAATATTAGGTAAGAACTCTTCTTCAGGATTTTTCGGCTTGTAAACCTGACTAATGGCCTTTCCTACTTTAAATTTAATCCAGCTACGCATACTATGGATCAGCAAACTAATTTCATCGGTGTCATCATATGGTCGATAATTCTTTTTGATGTGATAGAACATTTGCCACTTCACTTCATGCAAGATAACGTCCATTGAGTATCTAAATTTGTAAAACTCACCGATATTATGTGTGTAGTAATGAATGAAGTTGCGGATGTCAGGAAGGTCAGAAAACTCATTCCAAGCTTCATCATCACTTTCTTTAATTCGTTCAAGCAAGCCAACCACATAGACTCTAATCGAATCTAAGTAGTGGTCAACAGCTTTTACAATCAATTCATCTTCTTTATTATCTTTTTTTAGTTTTCTTGCAGCTTTAATTTTATCAGCGAATGTTCTGTTTTTGTCCACTTCATCTATTAGCAATTTTACATCATTAATTTTCGTCATCACCATATACCTCTATCTCTTCAGGCTCAAAGTTGATTCCAATTGTATTAGGAATATAAATAACTTGCATCGTTCCGTTAGTTAAAGGGAATATGATAGTATCACATAATCCCATTATAGCGTTTTCGATATCTCCTGTTTCTTCAGCTTCGAAACATCTTGTTTCACCATTCTTATAATCAACTGTCACTCGTTTCGCCATAATTCAAATCCATCCTTCCGATTGTTTCATCAATAATTTGTGGGTATTTTTTTCGATTAGTGAGCATAATATCTATTAAGAACTTATCCATTTCGGATTCATCATAGACAAGTTGCAGCCTGTCTTGAACGAACCAAACAGTTGCATGGTCAAATTCGATTAGGTATTTAATCTCAAGAGTTGTTATTTCAGTTGTATCAATGATGTTTTTATCTTTGTCCCTATCGAGTTTCTTCTGATCCTCATAGTGGACTTTAACTTCACGGATGATACCTGTTTTACCTTGAGAGTAATCTTTTACTTCAACCAAATCATCAATTTTATAAATCGGTTTAAGCTCCATGCAATCACTCCTATTTTTTTATAGTCATAGCATAAGATACTTCCGCTTCTTCAATTTTTAATTCAGGTGACTTTTTAGTTTTTTTAGGTTCTTCTGATATTTTGCGAGCTAACATAAACGTATACTCATAATCAACATCAACAGCTCTTACTACAAGTGATTCACCTTCTTTATAATAGAAAGTAGCTGTATTAACAAACTTTTTAAACTCTTTAATCGATTTAAGGATGTTAGCCATTAATTCAGGATTGTAAGTGAAGTCGATACAATCTTTTAAATTGTTTTCTTGCTGTATTTTGTATTCGAAACCCATATCCTTAACACCTTCAACACTGAAGAAAATGTTATTAAAGGCGAATAGCTTACAAACAGGATTAATTCCTTTCATCTTACAAATGTCGATCATAGCATCATTCACTTTGATTAAGTCTTCAATTTGTTTCTGATCCAATTCGAACGATGTGTAATCAGTTAAATCTAAATTGTGATAAAGAGCCGGAACATCAGGATAACCAGCAGCTATTTCTTCTATAGCCGATTGATTTTCGATTTTCTTGAATTCTTTATCATGTTCTTGGTAATAATGAATACCAGTATGACGCGTATCATATTTATTACGGAACATAATCATACAAGCGACTGTTTTATCTGTAGCAGCGAAATCTACATCATCTATACGAATGTACGCTTTAAGATAATCAGGATCAGTTTTATTTTTAGCAAGGAACTTTTTAAGGACTGTATCAATCTTCTTTAACTTTTCTTTTCCAACTACATTCTCTAAGTTATTTACGGTTGTGGGTTGATCCATTGTGGTTCAGCTCCTTGCGGTACAGGTTGATTTTTGTTAATTCTTAAAGCTGCATTCATTTGCTTTACTAAACTTTCTAATTCTCCACCTCTTTCTTCATCAAGAAGTAGTTCAGCTAATTGAACGATAAGTTCATCTTTAGTTGGTTTTCTCTTTGATAATTTCGTGTAATCTTTCGCTAAATTATATCTGTCATCATCTATTCTTTTATTTTCTTCTCCCAATCGTTTCACTTCTTTTTTTAATTCAGAAATTGCATCCTTATGTCCAGTGAGACTATGTTCTAAATTATTTCTTTCTCTTTCTAATTGAGCTTTATCTCTTGCTAATTCCCATTTTTCACTTTCAAGACGTAAAACTTGTTTTCTTTGAAAATTTAATTCATCTTTCAAGGCTTTCTTCCCAAACATTCAAATTCCCCCTATTTAATTAATGTAAGAACTAACGAATTAGGTTGTCCATCTTCAGCTTTACTGATTTCTTTTAACTCACTTATTTTAACTTCATTCATTGGAGTTTTACCGTATAAATGAAGTTGGTCAGCATCGAAACTTTCTAACAAATAAAGTTCTCCATGATGTTCTCCACCATTTCTATCAACACCTGAAACCTTAACTCCTAAAATTTCATTCCATACTAACGGATCAAATACTTTAGCATCAGCAAACATTTATTCTTCCTCCAATTCATCAATTACATCAGAAAATCCAGCTAAATTGTATCCAATTACATTAAACGCCTTTTCTTTACCATCTTCTTCTACAACAAATTGAGTTACAGGAGTTGCAGCGACACCACTATCTTCAAGGAATTTTTTAGCTGCTGCATCTTTTGTTATATCAACAGTTTCATAATCAAAACCATTTCCATTCAGAAATTCCTTAACTCGGTCACAATTAGGACAATTAGGTTGTGTAAATACGCGTGTTTCTTTAAGTTTCATAACTTATTACCTCCAAATTTTATAATATAGCTAAATACTAAACTTTAACTTTATTGCAGTCAAGTTAATGAAGTGTCTTTTGCAACTCTTCAGTTTTACATTCTTGCAAATAAGCTAAGTACGTTTCTAAACATTTAATTTCTTCTTCTACAGCCATTGCAGCTCCATCTATCATACCTTTTTGGTAAGTTTGAAATATATTCAAATCTTTACTTTGTTTTTTAGCATCTTCTACTGATTGTTTTAAATTATCCTTCCTAGTTACAAGCGCATCTATAAACATAGATTTTTGCATCGTATTCATTTCGTTCATCCTCTCAATAAGATTGTAATGTTCTGTAAACAGGAATTATTTCTAGTTCTTCTCCCCATTGTTCGAAGTAATTCTGTTGAAAACCTACAACCTTATCTGAATTATCAAAGAATGTAGATTTAAATGCATCAGTAACTAAAACTGTAATCATACTTCTAACAGCAACGTAATACCCACACTTAGTTTTCAAAATAAATCCTTCTTGAGTTAAATTCATTTCTAGCAACCCCCTTCATGTGATAATTCCATAATATACTAACTAATTTAACTTGTCCACATTTATTTTTAAAATTTTGCGAAAAAAATAACCCCACTTGGTAGTGAGGTCACAATCTCTTTAACTCTTTTCCGTCATTCTTATTAACTATGATGATAGTAATGTCACTTGCAGCAGTAATCCCAGCTTCTTTTCCGTATAATTCAAAGCATTTATTTTTAATCCATCCCCATTGTTCTAAGTTAACCTGACTAGCGAAATAATCTTTACCGATTTGACGGTCAACCTTAAAGTGATCCACAAAAGCATCCACATTATAAATTAAAGATATGTTTCTACCTGATTTATCGATAACAACATCAGTTTCTAATATACTAAGCTTTTCATCGTTCTTATAAGCTTCTCGCAACGCCATTTTAATGATGTTTTGCGTGTCTTTAACCTTAGTTTCTAATTGGTTATTTTCCTGAATTATTTCAACTTTATTGTCATTTTTTGGAATTTCTTTAGTTTTTTCCGTATTATCCCTTACCGAACAAGAAGTCAGGATTCCAGCTGCCAATATACTCAAGAGAACCATTTTGATCTTCATATTAATCACTCCTTTTCTACATCATATACAGGTTATACCGATTTGATACCTATTATTTTACACCCTCCAATAAATAACCGTAATTTTTATCCAAGAACAACATTAACTCTTTTAGTTGTTTCTTGTTTATTTTAGAACCAGCAACTTGTCTATCATCGCCATTTTCAGAACAAACGTATAAATTGCCATCTTCATGTTTTTGGAATTCAGTCAAACTTCCATGTTCATCATTGATAAGTATTATATTTCCGTTGTCTTCAAACCTTATTCTTTTTAAACACCATAAACATTCATCTTTATTAATATGACAAGTACATGCGCT